GAGTTATATTATCGGATTAGATCACGGAAACGGCTGGGTAAAAGCGAAAACTGCATCGAATGAATTAACGCTTCCATCTTATTATGCGAAATTAGAAACAGTTAACGAAGGCTACGGAAACAATAAAATAGAAGTAAAAGAGTACGAAAGTAACATTTCGAAAGGTGAGAAATTCGTCTGGGGCGAAGAAATAAACCGCATCGACCACGTAGTTCCAACTTACGGCGCGCAAGATCGCTACAAACAAACGCCATACCGTCTGCTTACCGAATTCGCACTCGCAGAAGCAGCGTCTAAAGAAGGTGACGCAATCTCGGACGTAATGGTCGTAACTGGCGTACCGTCAATCGAAAAAGGCACCGACTCAGAAAAAGACCTCATCAACGTAGTGCGCGGCGACCACCTCGTCAATATCAACGATAAAGGAATCATCTTACGCGTATCAGACGTTAAAGTCCTTCCGCAGCCGGTAGGCGTTGTAATGTCTGAATACCTTGACGCAGACGGCTTCGTAGAGGACGAATCGTTTGAAACGGATAGCGTGGCCGTCATCGACATCGGAACGGGTACAACGGACATCGATCACGTTAAATCGCTCAAACGTCAGAAAGGCGACTCTGATTCGATTCTGCTCGGCATGAACGATGTTTACCGCCGTGTGGCCGACTGGATCAATTCGCAAAACCCATCGGCGCGCGCGACGGCCAGCAAAGTCGAAAGTCAGTTCGCGAATGACAGCTACGTAATCTCTAAACGCTCAGTAATCGAAATTGACGACATCAAAGAGCGTTCACTGGACGAAGTGGCGGCCGAGTTAAAGACGGAAATCATCGGACGATGGAAAACGTGGGAACGATTCGACCGCATCTTACTAACTGGCGGCGGCGCGACGCAATTAGGCCAACGCTTACAATCGCTTATTCCTGACGCTGAAATCGTTAAGAGCCCGCAGACGGCCAACGTAGAAGGTTTTTATCGTTATGGTAAATCGCTAGTAGGAGACGATGAGTAATGGCGCGTAAAATTTATCAACTTTCGTATGACGACGAATTGGACCACGATATTGTGGCGTTGTTTGAGAAACTCGATAAGCTGCCGAAGGATCGCAAGTCGGAGGCGGTGAGGTCGGCATTACGTATGTATGCGGATTATATCGGAGATTCGCCACGGTTATATTTTCCGCAGGTGAACTTCGGGCAGGCGCCGACGGCCGTTCCGGTTGAAGTGCCGAAGCCAGAAAAGAAAAAGAAGAAACGACCAGGATTTACGGGGGATGACTTTTAAAGGAGGCGGAAAGTATGTGGTTAATTATTACGCTATTAATAATCGCAGTTTTATTCGCAATCACACCGATGATTTTACTCCTAAGAAAACGAAAAGTGAATTACGCTAAAGAGTACGAAAAGTATTTAGCGAATAACAATAAGGACTATTGAAGATACGGCGGCCACTACGGTCGCTTTTTTATTTGCGCAAAAGAAAAGACGCCGTTTCAGGCGCCTAACCAATTCGTATAGATATTCCATCGTTCTTAGGTTTCGGCTTCGTGGCCGCCAATAACTCGGATACGTCTTTCGTTTGAATAATACGCACGTACTCGCTGCTCACGTTGTATTTATGGTCGGCGATAATCCAAACGGCGGGGAATCGTTTTACCTTAAACGGTAAGCACTCACGCCATAGCTCCGACCGTGCGAACGCCTCATACCTGGCGATTTTCTGCTGCATGACTCTCGCCGTGTACCGCGTATTCTGAACCTCCGCGAAGAAGGCGGAACCGCGCCAGAACATGCAAATGTCCGGCCGTACATCTACGTTAGGGAATTGCGACTCAACAGCGAAATGTTTCAGATCCTTCTCGCCGTGGCCGCGCAGTTGAAGGTAGAAATCGGTGATTTTAAGGAAGTGGTCGACTTTTTGTCCGTTGGTTTTAATGCGGGCAGGTTTCGGAAAGTATACGTAAGGCTGACGGTTAGTATCAGCCTCGACATATCCACGATCGCGCAGCCGTTTTAATACTTCGTTTGCATGGCGGATAGGATTCTTTGTGTCGGCGAAAAAGAGGGCCGCCAGCTGGTCACGCGTCATTGCGCGGAATTGTTGAAGCGTAGAGATTATTTCGAGGTCACGTTTTCTCATTCGGATTCATCCTCCCAGTTTTCATCGTCTTGCCCGAAGATATTATCGGTGAGTTTTTTGAGGTCCGGCTCGGCGGCCGGCGGAGTTGGCGTCACATTCGTCGCAGACTTAGGCGCTCGCCAGTAAACGTTCAAAAGTTCCTTCGCCACGTCTAAATCGAGGTATGGCGCTTTGAGCTCGGTATTCTCGCCGCGGAAGTCGATTATAAACTGACCGCTGCTTTTAAGCTTCTCGGCGCCTGGCGTTTCGAGTATCTCGGCGCTAGTTTGATTGCGTACTTTAAAGCCCATACTTACGTCAAGACAATCACGAAGGGTAGTATCGATAACTTTATGCGAAGGGCGCTGCATCGATAGAATGGCGTAAATTCCAAGCGCACGGCCCATCGCTACCAATTCGATTAGCTTGGCGTTGAGCTCTTTGTCATCGCGCAGCATTACGTATTCGTCGATACATAATAGAATATAAGGTTTGCGGTGTTCTTTCGGCAGTTTGTCGATGTGGTCAATTCCGAAGACTTCGAGTAGTTTGGTGCGGTCGATCATTTCGGCGTGCAGTTCGTCAAGAATACGATTGGCGCCGCGTTTGTCGCTTTCGAGTGCTTTCGTATGTTGGATATTACGGAACAGGTGAAACTCCGACCGTTTACAGTCGATGAGGTACAACGAAAGCTCTGACGGCTTTTTCGTAAGGATGAGCGTTGTTAGTATAATGCGTAGAATTGAAGACTTACCGGAGCCAGGGACGCCGCCGATGACCGCATAAGGATTCGTAACCATATCATACGTAAACCATTTGCCGCGCTTATCTTTGCCGCAGACAATCGGCATTTTCTTGCCGTGGATCTCACGCATGAACTCGCCGTAGTTATAGTCGATTGTGTTTTGGTTGCTGCGGTTAAATATCGTAAGCGTGAAAACCTTATCTTCGCCGGATAACTCGATGTTGCCACCGAACGACTGCCGGAATACATACTCGCGCTTACGGAGCTCATCTGGCGAGTATCCCAACGGAATTGAAAACACATACGTAAATGTTTCCGATTCAGTGTCCGGCCGCATATCAAGTAGGCGAGGGTACTGGCGAATTTGCTTGCCGCCGCTGTTTTTATGTGCGATGTAAATGCCGCCTGCATTGAACGCCCGTTTTAACGCTCTACGCGCCATTCTCAGCGTTTTCTTTTGCGCTAGATAGTTACGTATACTCATCCGACTAACCTCCATAAGAACGCCATTAGAAAGCCGAAGAATGTGACGGGCATTAAGACGTTGGCGGCACCGGCGATTAGTTCCGCAGCTTGGGACGCGCCTCGGCTGGCGAAGTGATTTTCGAGAAGGTTGGATATTATCGCGGTCAAGCCGACTGCTGATACGAGCCAATATGCGCCTGCAATTTCGGGAGACATGCTGAAAAATCCCGCCCAGGTGAATCCGAAAGAGTAGATCGGTGCGCTAATTTTTCGTGGCTCATGACGATAGTTTCCAGACATAAAATCGTTGAATTTAATCGTTTGTACTTTCATTGTACATACCTCCTAATTATACGTGTTGCTACACGGGTTTTAACACGGTTACTACTTACACGTGTTTACAAGCGTGAACAACAAGCGAGAGAAAGCTACACAGGTTCTGTTAGGAGTGAAATGAAGCGAGAGTGGAATGGAACGACGATAGCTTTAAAATACTATATGGGCGTAGGGTTGGTTATGTTTACGGATTTTTGTAATTTCGTGAATAATTTCCGTAAAGGTTGGCGAGGCTGTTGCTAACGAAATCAAACGGAGGTAATTCGAATGTGGGGCTTGGGTAAGAAACGAACGAAGCTTGGTCGATTTTTAGATAAGAAAGGTCGTACGCAGAATGAACTTGCGAAAGCTGCAGGCGTAAATAAGGAGACGATTAGCCGAGCGTGTAGCGATCCGAACTATTCGCCGACGGTCAAGACGTTGAGTAAAATTATGAAGGCGTTGCGGAAGTTAGATCCGAATGTAAAGGCGGAGGACTTTTTCGATTTATAGACAAAAAAAATAAGCGCCCACCCTACGAAAAGGTGAGCGCCGTTTTGTTAGCCGAGCATTGCCGAAATCATTACGTATTGTTTCTGGTCGCAGTGTATATGCAGTTTACACTCAACGCCATCTTCGCCGACCAGATAAACGAAGGCTTTCGATGTGTCTTTACGTCGTCCGCCGACCGCAGCGCCAGCGATTCCGCCTAACGGGCCTGCTACGATTGTCCCCGCGATTGCTCCGCCAGCCGCCTTGCCTGCGCTACGTTTACCGGATTTCGCCCATTCGATTCGCGCCAACTGCCAGCGCTTTTTATCTGCGAAAGGTAACTCCGTAATAACTTCGCCTGGCTTATCGCCTTTGACTAGGTTTGCATTGCGAATCGGCACCGGAATGTGCTTATCTGTTAATACGTGTCCTCCGCTCAAAATATTAAGTTGAATGCGCTGACGAAACAATTCTTTCCAACCCATCGAAATCTCCTCCGTTTTAGTTTCCGTTATTTTCTAATTATACTATATGTACGGACGAAAGCGAAAAAAGATTCGCAATCGTCGAAAGTTTTTACTTCGTGCTGGCTAGTCGTCTCTGTTATTCGGATTATGTTTCGTGAAGAAGTACGCAGTAATCGCGGACAATGCGCCAATTAGCGCCGTGATAATCGTGTTGACTGTTTCGGAATCGTCGCGAAACATAAACATCGCCGTACCGAGTAAGCCGAGCACGCCGATAGATATTACGTATTCGAATCGGAATTTCATTACTTCGCCTCCTTATAGTACCAGCCTTTCTCGTTAAGGAATCGCTTAACTTTAACGAGGTCCAGTCCTCTAGCCGTAATTGTAGCGCTCGGGTTTCCGCCTTTCGCAAGGTTTAAAGCGCCGTCTAGTCCGATCGACTTCAAGAACGTACGGAACTCCGCTTCCATTGCCGGATTCAAGCCGCCTGTCTTTAACGTAACTGCGATTGGCTCAACGTCTTTCATTTGGACAAATCCGCCAGGAACCGCCCATGCTGCAGTCGTATATCCGTAAACGCTAAACACCGTGCCTGCTTTTAACGTTTTAGTCTTTTCGCTAATGTCAGCGTTTTTATATACGCCAGTAGCTACTTTCGCTTTAACTTGAACAGCGTATTTATCGCCAAGAGATGTTACTTTCGGCATTTCCTTCGCTGGCTCAACTTTCGCAGGTTCAGCCGGTTTAGTTTCGACTGCTTTCGCTTTTGCGTCAATTAAGTCGGCTAGTTTTGCGATTGTTTTAGGTCCAGCGATTCCGTCTGCGTCTAAACCGTTCGCTTTTTGGAACGCCTTGATTGCCGCGACTGTTTTAGTGCCAACCACTCCGTCTACAGTTCCGAGGTCAAAACCAAGCGAAGTTAGTTTCGCCTGTACATCGATTACCGCTTCACCTTTCGAACCTAATTTAACGATAGTGCTTCCGGCTTCAACTTCGACTTTGATTTCGGAAACGTTTCCGCCTTTAACTTTTGCGATAACTTCCGCTTTGAATTGCGCCCAGCCTGCCGGATCCACAACGTAGAAATGCGGGCAGTCTTTGCCCGTTACGTCGTAGTGACGAATCATATGCGTAGACGGATCGATTCCGTGACGTTTACACACATCGGCTGCTAGTTCGACCGTGTTAGCGCGCATTTTCGTGAAGACGCCGTCGCTGTTTACGCACATTTCGATTCCGATTGAGTTTGCGTTACGGCAGCTTGGATGAACGTATTTCTTAGCGCCAACGTGGTAGCCGAGTTCATTTTCGGGTAGTGCGCGTACGATTTGCGTACAGTCTACGAGATAGTGAGCGCTAGCAGAACGGTCGGTACTGTTGAAGTAGTTACGGTTAGCCATTGCGTTTGCGCCTTTACCTTCGTTTGCTGTCCAGTGAATTACGAGATACTTCGGATCTATTTTACGTCCTGGTCGATTATGACCGCTGATTAATTTTTCAGTGATATTCATTTCATCGCTTCCCTTCGTTCAATTTTAATCGTATAATAAGCGTAAGTGTCGGCGCCGCAATACTTTGGAGAGAGAGGCGCGGCAGTCCGACCGCAATTAAAAAACGATTGATACTACGATTCCGCCTATTCCGATGAATAATGAAACCGCGATACCAATCGCCCATTTAATCGTTGTAGATAATTGCGAGATGTCTCTTGCGTTTTCATTTGCGAGGGCTATTCCTTGTTCCGCTTTCTTATCAGCCTCTTCCGCTTTACTCCGCGATTCCATCGCCCAGTCTAACTTCGTTTCCAGACGAGCCAATGCGATTGCTACGTCAAACTCTCGATTAGTTGGTTCGGACAATTTGCGCACCTCCTTTTTAGGGGATTTCTTACTATGACTTAAGTTCCAAAAACATATATTTTCTGTATAATATCTTGTAAACATTTGGTATAATGTATAGCTATGAGCATTTTTTCATATACTAATTAAATTTAATGTAAATACTTTGGAGGAAAAATGAAAATATTAGTTATATTTATCTTGTACTTTTTGATTTTTGCATTTTGGAACATCTTTTTTGCCAAAAGAGATAAATTTAAAAATTTGTATTTAGTATTTTTCTTGTTCTTATTTAGTTTCTACCTATCTACTCCGTATTATCAAATAAATCTAGATGGTTCAAGGGAAAGCGCATCGTTACATACTGTTTTCGTAGCCTTGATTGTTTGCTTGTTTTTTGTCGCAAATAAAAGGGTTCTTAAACCAGGAAAAGAACTGATATTATTTATCCCTATATTCTTCCAAGCTTTAATTACTGTGTTATACTTTAAGTTTAGTAATATTGCGGATGTCTTTGGTATTTTAAATGCTTATATAAGTATTTATCTGATTATCCTTATATATCGGAGTGTACCCAATATAGATATTAACAAATTTTTATACAGTATAAACTATCTAGCTTTGGTAAACGGAATTTTAGGTATGGCTCAATACATAACGGGCAAAAGTTTATTGATCGGAAGTTTCAATAGTTCAATTCTTTATACAGAAGGTATGGTAGATATAAAACGTGTCATAGGATTAGCAGGAGCTAATAATGCTGCCGGTACTTTTAGTGCTATACTTTTCGGCGTTGTCTTGTATAATTTACTAAAGAAGCGAGATATTCTAAGCTTAATAACCTTAATTATAACGACTGTATTTGCTGTTTTAACTTTCACTAGGGTTGGCTATGTCGCTATTTTTGCAGAAGTTTTAATTTTTTGGTTTTTATACAAACCGAAAACAAAGAGAACTCAGTTTACAAAAATAATTTCGTTTTGTTTTGGCCTTCCTATTATAGTAATCGTCACTAGTAGTTTCGTTTCAGGCCTAATTAATAAATTATTTACGGAACGTGGTGATACGTCCTCAGAAAGATTTAGGCAATTCCAAAGGGCATATGATTATGTTATTTCTAACAATTGGTTTTCAGGAATAGGAATAGGTCAATATAAACCATATCTACTCAATAACTACCGAATAGCTGATTTACCAATACACTCTCAATACTTAAATGTTTTAGCAGAACAAGGAGTACTTATCTTAATTGTTTTTGTCCTCTTTAATTTCACGATAATTTACAAGATACTTAGAAACAAACACATAGATAAAGATTTAAAAGTACTAACAGTGGCGATTTTTTCGGCAAACTTTATGTGTTCTAACTTTAACCCCAACCAATTTTATTACATGAATAACGTGCTTTACTACATTATTATGCTTGGTTTATATTTTTACGCGAAAAGATATAAAGTAGCGCCTTTGGATAAAGAGTTAAAAATAGCAGCATAGACGTTATTGTCTATGCTTTTTTATTTACCATCAGTTACCGGTTATCATTCGGTCATCAACAAATATACTACCGACTTGAAGCCAACCGCGAACAACATATTTACTTCCAGCCGTTCCAACCTCTGAAAGAGTTCCTACATTTTCAACGTAAGTGTCGTACCCTGTTATAGATGATGGTTTTGCGTCGTTCATATGTCTTGTAGTCTTTTTAGCGAAAAAGTGGATATTCCCAACGTATCCTGTAGTGTTGACATCTTTAATGATATTACCTTGATTAGAGTTTGACGTAGAATAAACTCCGAACTTGTTATTAACCGATGTTTTAGTCGTATCAATCGATTCTATAATAATATTTTTAAGGAGGATGTTTGTTGGTTGGGAAATACCATTTGAATCTAATAAAATACCATGCCCTTTAGTTGCTGTAGACGTATCATTTTTACCGTTTGTACCCTTAACTGTATTGTCTGTAATAACTAACCTATCCGAACCAGCCAGAACCACAATACCGTTATTTGAAGCGTTTAATATTTTATTACTGCTTGCAACGGTTCCCTTTGTATTATACAGAGTTAATGCACCCATACTTCCGTAAGAACTACTTTCGTCTACTATATTTCCGCTAACGATATTATCATCTGACTGCCAAATTTCAATTTGATGGAATCGATTATTCTTAGACGTGTTTCCGATAATCGTATTTTGATAAGCTACTTTACCGCTGCCCCCGAATGATGTAATCCCTTCTTGTCCGTTACCTTCACAGTAATTTCCGATAGCTTTACAATATCGAGCGCCTTTGCCTAACGTCGAGTTGTAACCGAATAAGATACCCTGACCGCCGTTATTCTTAACTCTGGGATTGTTTAATACGAATACGCGAGTTCCGCTTAATACGTTTATGTGTGCGCAGTCGTTTTGTTCTACAGCGTAACCTCCAAACTCGGCAGGGTTATCGAAGATGCTGTTAGTAATCAATATATTATCGCTATCGTTGTCGACAATAATACTGCTTTTTGTGATGTTGTTGAACTCACAGTTAGATACGTAGGAATTTTTCGCACCGTAATAGTAAACACCAACAACGCCAATGTTTGTGAATTTACAACGCTCAAACGAGACTCTTTCTTTACCGTCCGCTTGAACTACGAAATTGTATCCATCAAAATTAATTCCGATAAATAAGTTTCTATTCATAGCGTCCATGAATTTAGTCGTACCGCTGCCTGCTATCTTCGATTGGTTTCCGACAAACGTAAGATCATCATAAGAAGTTATTTTCGTTTTTATATTGTATGTTTTATTATTTTTTAGAGTAACAATACGCTTACCATCGGTATTTGCTTTGTTTACAGCACGTTGAAATCTAGCCGAATCATCAACCTCGGGAGCAACGATAGGGAATGATTCCAAATGTACGGAACTCTCAGCCAAAACATCAATTTTATCTGCATTCTCTTTCGCCTTTGTGTCGAGTTTCGTAAAGTTATTATTTAACTCCGTCCGTTTGAAATAATCCGTCTCCGCCCATATATCCATTCCTAGATTCGGTGTTTTATTCGATGCCATTTAATCGACTCCCTTCGTTGTTAAAACGCAAATAAGCCCGCAAGTTAATGCGAGCTTACTCTGCGATAGGTTTTAACGATTCAATTTCCGCTTTAAGTGCCGAGATTTCCGCATTTGACGCCTCAATGTGCGCTTCAAATTTCGCAGATAACTCCTGAACCGATTTAATAAGTGGCGCAATAAACTCTTCGTAACCAACCGTTAATACGTCGCTACCACCGTTTTCTTTATGGTCTTGGAATCCGCCGAACTCAGCGCCCGTTTCGTCCATAACCGCTTTAACTTCTTGCGCGATAACGCCTTGATGATAGCGAGTGCGCTTCTTGCTGCCGTCGTGATCGTTTACGATGATTTCGCCAGTTTCTTCGTTAACAACGAGATAGTCATCGCGATAGTCCCAACGGAAATCAACCGGACGAATCTTCTTAATGAAATCGAGTCCAAGCTGCGTATCACGAATGTCCGCCTTGTCGCGCATGTCTGAACGGTTCTGAATAGCGCCGTAAGCATAAACGGTAGTACCCGTTGTCCCGAGTTGAATTTGATTGTCGCCACTAATACGGCTGTCAAATCCGATTGCAGTAGATCCGCTTGCTCCTACGGTGTTTGTGCCGTCTTGGTTATAGCGCATTGCTCCGTACCCTAATGCGGTATTCTTGTCGCCAAAACTTACGTTAATGCCTGACAATGCGCCAATCATTACGTTAAAGTCGCCGACTAAGTTACGTCCCGACCACGTTCCAAGCGCCGTGTTATTCTGACCACTCAACGAGTTCTCCATCGAATAGTTTCCGATACTCGTATTGTTGTCGCTGACTTTAAGGTTCGCCGAGTTATTCGAATACCATGAGCTCGTTACTGATCCGCTTGTATTGTTATCGATAGGCGCTGTAATTTCGAACGTGTCATTTAGAACGTTGGAGATGACGTATTGATTCTCCTCGACCGTTTTTAAGTTAGCGCCTGACGTCAGTAACAACGAAACAAGGTAACCGTTTTGTAAGCCATGCGCCGGAATAGTTACCGTAATCTTTTTGCCGGACCATACGTAAGTGCCAGATCCGCTCCAAGCGATTTTATTCTTGCCGTCGACTGTCATATCGGATTGTAAGTTGTACAGCGAGTTATAGCCCATTGATACGTTGTTTTTTGCTTTCGTAATGTTCATTGCGCTATATGAACCGACTGCCGTGTTATTGTCGCCGACTGTATTTAACAGCGCATTGTTACCGATTGCAGTAACGTTGTTAATGTCGTATTTCGTGTAGTCGACAATCTGGCCGGTTAAATCTAACGGAGCCACGCCGCCGATTGCGTTAACGCCAAGCGCCGTATTATAGCTTCCGTTCTTCGTACACTGCATCGAGTTACGTCCGATTGCTAAGTTGTGATGTCCGTTGATGTTATAACGAAGGGCGTTGATTCCGATACCTACGTTACGAGTTGCGTTAAATGAATCTGACGTGTCCGTTAACTTCGTATTTAGAAGCGCCTCGTTTCCGATTGCGATGTTATGTTTCTCTCCGCTAAGTGCGGAAGATAACGCATCCCAACCGATTGCGATGTTGTTGTACGAACCGACTGCGTTCTTCATCGCGTAGCCGCCGATTGCGATATTTTTGTAGAATTTATTGGATCCGTCATAACTCGGAAATGTTGGCGCCTGTGCTGCCGCTCCGAGTCCAGCAGAAATAACGCCGTGATTCATTCGCATGACGTTCGCAAAGCTGGCGTCTAAGTAAGCGCCGTTATTTAAAAATCTTCCGTTCACGTATTTGTTTTTCGTAGGTAACGAGTTTACTAAGTACGTTTTCCCGCCGAGGTCAACGACTTTATCGGCGAAAGTAGATTCGATCGTATTAAATACCGCCGAATCGTTCGCTACTCCGTCACCTACTGCGTTAAATTCCCGCAAGTTAATAATGCCGTCGGTCTTCTTCGCTAATGCGTCAAAACCGGCTGACACTACCGTTGCGTGAGCGTCGATCTTATCGAAGTTATCATTAAACTCCTCGCGGTCAACATTATCGATTGGCGCCCACGTATTTAGATTCAAATTCGGTGTTTGATATGTCGCCATCTCACCGCCTCCTTAATCGAATTCTAATCGTATTCCTAAATCGCTAAATTTCAGTACGTCCGTATCTGCTTGCGTCGTATTCTCTAATCTCGACCAGGTTGCCGGAGCCTGCGGATATGAAGCCTGCAACGTTTCCCACGAATAGCTATTTGCGTCCTCGAATCGCATGTCGACCGCTTCAACCTCCGACCACGGCACGAATGAATATCCGAAAACAGGCTTGATGTGCGCCGGTATGACTTCCTGGACTGCGTGCTTAACGTCCGGCATATTCTTCGGCACACCTCGCCGCTCAGTAATCTTGATGTTTAAAGAGTTTGCCGAGTTTCGTTCGGTTACGTCCGATTTATAAAACGAGCCCACAATCGACTTCATGGTCGCCAACGTTGACGTATTTGTTCCGCGTAGCTTTGCGTTAATAAGATTTCGTCTTGCTTCATTCGAACGATTCGGTACGTACTCTATGCCGAGAATGTTTTCCCAACGGTCGAGCGTGACGTCATTACTAACGACGAAGAATTGATCGAATAAACGATTTAACTCCGCTCGTACTTTTGTAATCTCGTTAGCTTCCGTTTGAATAATTTTCATAGCTTCGCGAATGTCGCCGTAATACTTCGGCAAGTAATCTTTCATTGCGTAAAGGTTGTCGCGGTCAGTTCGATACGCTGTCGCTGTGGCCGTTGCAGTAACCGAAGCGCTAACTGTTTTGTAAACGATGACTCGACCGGTAGCTTTCGCTGTTGCAGTGGCGCTACCTTTTGCGTATTTAAGAAGTCGAAACTGCTTCGTCGAAATAGTCGATTTTGCCAGCACGCTAGCCTTGACGTATCGGACAGTGCGAGTATTAGCAACAGTAGACGCCGCTCCCGAAGAAGCCGCGCCTGTTTTCATTCGCTTGATGATTTTCGCTTGTACTTTAGCCGAACCGGTAAGGTTTCCTTTAGAACGATAAATAGCCCGCGCTTTACCTTGCGTGGTTGCTTTCGCCTGCAGCGTGTTTATGCCAAGCGTTATAATCGCCATTTAATACACCGCCTTACGCTAACGTGATTGTAACGTCGCCCGCTGCTACTTTTAGTTGGTCCGTAGACGAAATAGTTTTCGCTGTTGTTAGTACGCCGTAATAAAGCATGTTGCCCGCTGTTGCTGCGTCATAGATAGCGAAATGTGTGACGGTTCCCCAGCCGGCAGTTGCGACCGGAAATAGTACGTCTGCCGAGTTCGAGCTCGCTCCGTTTGAAGGTGCTGCGAAAGCCATCGACTGACGAGCGTATGCGCCGCCTGTAACTTCTGTTCCTGTTGCTGCGTCTGTAGGATCGCTAGTAAATAACGCCATGTAGACCGTTGCTGGCGCTGTATATGCTTGACCACGTAAGGTTGCGTTAACCAACGCGTTTTCTAAATAATCGCTCATTGCTGTCATCTAAAATTCCTCCTTAGTTTTGCGTTACGACAACCGCACCAACAAACGGCACTTCATCGTCCGATAGAATAATATTTGCAACGGATCCGTTAACGGTTAAGTTTGCGTAATCGACTACGCCTTCAGCGTCAAGAATGGCGTTACCAATCTGCGAATAACGGACCGTCGTTTGTTCAAATGCGACGCTCTTTAGATAAGTTGTAACGTTATCGATAATGGTTGCAGTAATTGAATCGATAGAAGCTCCGTCAACTAGCGTTAATGTTGCTCTAACGTCGATTGGCACTTCGTTAACTCCTACAACCGTAACGTCTGCACCGATTGGACGAACAGACTCGATGTACGTATTCGCTGCGTCAATAACTGTCTGCGAAGGACATCGCTTCTCTTCGTTAACAAGTACGACTTTAACTGTTCCGGCGCCATTCCATAACGGATAACACCTAACGTCAGATACACCGTTAACCTCTTTCGCCCAGGCTTCGTATTGATATTTGTTTCCGCTAGTAATCGGACGACTTACGTATTCTTGATAACGAGCGTATAAAGCTTCGTCATCTTCTTCGTCATAGCCGCCAGTAAATTCTGCGGTATTTGTAACGCCAACAATTCCTTCACTTACTAGTTCGCCGAGGTCAACGATTTCGTCTGCGCCTACGTTTCCATCAACGCCGCCTACTTCCGCTTCTGCAGGTGCTAGTGCAAAGCCGTCCGTAATTGTGACCGTTTCAGTTGTAACGAAGTAGATCGGTTCTTCATCGAGTGTACTTACGCGTGTATCTGCCGGAATATCAATACCTTCGGATCCTGTAAACCGAAGCATTCCCGTCGCCTTTACCGCTGCCTTTCGCGTCAATCCTTGCTCGGCTACTTTGCGGTCGAGGTATTCGCCGTATGCTCCGTCAGCAAATCCGAGGTCGAGCACGTTATCCATTTCCATATAAGCTTGCGCAAATTCAAGCGCTGCAGGTGCCAGCATGTCATAAACGACCGAACCTTCTCGCTTATCGACGTCGGAAGGGATGCGAGCCAACATGCGTTCAAGAATGGATTCGTATGTTTCGCCGTCAAATATCGTCATTACGTCACCTCCAATTCGTCGAATTTGATTTCTTCGCCGTTACTATCCGTAATAGAAAACGAAATCGTAACCGTGTCTCCTATAGCCGTAACCTTTAAGTCGTTTATACTATCGATACGATCGTCATAAACCAACGCTTCCTCGATAACGCGCGGTATGTCCGTTTCGATAAACGCCTTTGTTACGCTGGAACCGATGAGGTCTTCGAGTTCGCATCCGTATTCGTCTGTGTAAATTAAAAACCGCTCACGGGCTGTAATTAACGCCTTGTGAATGGCTTGCTGTAACGCTTCAGTTTCATCGATAAAACCGCCGATGCGGCCGGTTGTGAAATCGAGTTTATATGTTTTCGAAGGCTGGACGTCTTCTTCCGCTTCTGTTTCGGCAAGAAGTTCCGCCAATTCCTCTTCGCTAAAGTCCGGTACTAAAGGCATTAATATCTCACCGCCTTATCTAATACGTAAAATAATGTTTGGGCTTCGTTGCTGGCTACGATAACACGGTCGCCTTCTTGTAACGGAGTGTCAGATAACCTACCTGCGAAGATCAAATCGCCTTTATCTAAATCGAAGCCAAGACTGTCAATCCGAATCAAGACTTCCGGAGGCGGCGCTGTGACCGTTCCGAGTTCGATTTCGACGTCTTTGTTGTGGCCGTGTTTGCGCATCAACTGCACTAGTTGCGAGAATCCATCGCCTTGCGGTTTTGTCATACGATCGCCTCCTTAGAATTTAATAAAGTTACGCGGATTGACTGGGTTTTTCCAGCGTCCGTTATGAATCTCGAAGTGTAGATGCTGACCGGTTGATCGTCCGGTATTACCCATTAATCCGATTTGCGTTCCTTGCGCTACTTTATCGCCGACTTTGAATCGACGTGAACCTTTGCGCATATGACCGTAAACTGTTTCGTATGTCTTGCCGTTAATGTTATGAACGATGAAAATAACCTCGCCATAACTTGCCGATACATACGATTTCGATACGGTTCCGCTTGCTGCCGCCTTAATTGGAACGGTACCTGCTTTCGCGATATCAAGTCCTTCATGCGCTCTGCCCCAACGTTGCTTCATTTCGCTTGTGACCACGCCCTCGCACGGTCTTATGAATCCGTTGCTGTTCGTAACCTTTCCGCCTGCGCTTGTCGTAGTTGTGACGGTTTTAGTTGAGCCTTCGTAGTAACGAAGTACGTGCGGAACGTAGTTAACGTCGCCATAGCGTCTATAGCGATACTTCTTCGCCATTGCTGCGGAGAATGCTTTAACGTTAGTCATGTTGTAGCCGCCGCGTGCTTTTGCATATGCGATAAATCCTTGACCGAAGTTGTATGACTGCAACGCCAATTTGACTTCGCCGGCCTTTTTCAGAACTTGCGCGAAGTATTTAACGCCTTGCTTAATCGATGCTTCATATCGAAGTACGTTTCGGCCTAAACCGAGTGACTCTGACGATTGGAATAAATCCGGGTAACGTCCGCCAGACTCTTGCATCATTAACGCCAATAAAAGCTCCGTATAAGATTCGATTCCGTTAGCTCGCGCATATTTACGAACCGTTGGCTCCCATTTACGAACGATCTGCGGAACCTTCGCTCTGCCGCCTTTAATTGTCGTTGTAGTTGTCGTAGTTGTCCCGCTTGAACTTCCGTCAGAGCTTTCCGCTTTCTTCTCTTCCGGCGGATCGTAGTCTTCTTCGGCAATATCAAACGTACGTGATAACGTAAGAGACATTGTGTGATACCCGTCGGGACCGAAGTTGTGCGAGTCAGTGATAACGTAAAAAGCGCCGGAAATCTGCGTCATTGATTCGCGTACCAAAATTGACGTTCCGCTAATGACGTTTTCGATTCCGAGCGATTCGAGGTTGAACTCCTGCTCCGGCTTATTGATTCTCGGTAGCATGTTTTTCGCTAGGGCCTGCAGCCTTTTCGTATCTGTAATATCGCTGACGTGCTCGTAATGCTGCATCGTTCCATATACGTTCTTTGCGTTTTGATCGACTGTGAAAGCGTGAATCGGCTTATCCTCGTCACCGCCCGTCAAGCTAACTTGCGTCTTAACATCGTCCATATTCGAAGAATAACTGGCGCTAATTAAGTTCGCTCCATCTTCGATATACATGCGTGTTAACTGCTCCTTGCGTTCGACTAAATGTAAATAGCCGCCCTTCGACTGTAGTGAGAATTGGCGGTTGTTCTTTTTGCGCGTTTCAGTTAATGCGATAACAATTACGTCCCATAACGTTTTATCGCGAAGGATTAGTTTCGGTATTGCGTATCCAGTGTCCGAAATCTTACCCATCTTAATGCCGAACCTTTTACATACGTATTTAACGATGTCAGACGCCTTTTTATTATCAAACCTAAAACTATCGGAAACTTTCGTTAAGTAGTGGTTCGCATCATACGCCGTAATTGACTGTTCGCCTTGATCGTTGATTTCGTAGCTGAAGATGATTCCTTGAAACAGCTCGGTCCCGCCCGATAAGATTCGGATTCGACGGCCTAATTTAAAAGCAACCGCGCGTGTCTCTCCATCTTTCGTATTCATTAGCGTAACGTCACATTTACGACTAGCTTGCGCCAAATCACCGGAAATCGTAACGCCCATATTAGCGTCGTTCATAAAGACCGCTTTACTGCCTTCGTAGTAAATAACGCTTAGATTCGTACGGTCGGTATCGTAACCACTGTTAACGGTAACTTTTTTCGTAGCCATTAAGGAATCACCAACTTCATACCGGCTTTGAGTCGATTCGGATTCTTACCGATTGTCTTTTTATTAGCGTCGTAGATTGTGCGCCATTTCTCGCCATTACCATAGTAGCGTTTCGCGATAATAAATAAGCTATCGTTCTTCTTAACGGTGTATGTGCGCTTCTTCGACGAGGTAGTTGTCGTCTTTTTCTTTGTGCTTGGCGGACGTGTCGCTTTTGGTTTCGACGTAACCTTCGTAGTTTCGTATCGAACTGGCAGCCATTTAAACTGCTTTAGCGTAATAGAGAAATAGATGTCGCCACGGTTACCCGCACGTTCTACTTCGTAAGTGAAGTCGCGAACTGTTACGAGATAATTAATTTTCGAGCCAGTTACGATAAAGCGAATCGGCAACTTACGGTCGCGCCACTTTTCGATGATTTCAACGTAAGTATAAGGCGCCTTGAATCCGCGATATTCGCAATATGATTCGTTGTAGTTTGCCGGAAAGAACGTACCAAACGAAAACTCTTTAAGTCCACGATCACCGAAGATAGTTACTTCGCCGAGGTTAGCGACCGTTACATCGTTGAATCCAAACGGAGAAGTTACGTTGAGTGTGTCGGGATTGACCGGCAGTCGCACACGTTCGGTATTGCGTTCATTTGTTAACCAAAACTCAATTGCCATTATGCGCCTGCCTCCCCTGCTAAGTAGATTTTTCGTGCTAGTGCTGACGCTAGTTTATCAACGTCTGCATCTTCGCGGATCGTTGTTCCGTTTAAGTTGATCGTTACGCCTCCACCTGTACCTTTCGCGAATTGGCGGTTTTCCTTCTTCGTCAAGACACGCTCGCCCTGGTGAAGTCGGTACATCATACCGTTACGTGGTACGTACGATTCGCCGTGGTAAGACGATTTGTTTTTCTTCGACTTTGACTTCGACGGCCCCATTCCGGCTTTTGTGCTTGCGACACTTGGCGCTTTGAAATTTGGCATCTTAAACGACGATACTGCGCTTGTGAACGCGTGGAATCTACCTTTAACTTTATCGATTACATTACCGATTGCGTTAAACGCTGAGGTACCTACCGCTTTGACTTTATCCCAGTTTTGACAAAGTTTAATACCGGTTGCGATAAGACCTCCGATAGGTCCGGAGAATGCTAGTATTTTCGTAATGAGACTTCCGAATTTAGACCATAATTGCTGTGCCTTTGCCTTAACGGTATCCCAGTTACGATAAAGAGCTACACCAATAGCTATCAAGGCTGCGATTGCTGCGATTACTAGTCCGATAGGGTTAGCTAGTAAAGCGACGTTGAATCCCATTTGCGCTGCGGTTGCGAGTAACGTTCCGGCTCGATATGCTGCCATTAACGTATTAATAGTTTGAATAATCGTCAGTGCCGCCATTGCTCCACGGAAAACAACTACTGCAGTCGTTACGCCGACAATCGTTTCTTGTACAAGTGTCCAGTTTTGAACGATGAAATCACCGACCTGTTTCGCTTTGTCGTACATGAACTTTAACGCGTCACCAACCGGCGCCAATAACGATTGTGTCGATTGAAAATTCGCTTTAATCGTAGGCCAGTTCGTTTTGATGTAATCGGAGAACTTCGCTGCTTCAGCGCCGAGGAACGAGAACGCTGTACCCATCGACTTGAAGAATCCGTCTAGTGCTCCGTCACTGACCGCGTTTTTAATATCAACGATAATCGGTTTTAGCGACTTCAACGCCTCGAAACCGACTGCTCGGAATTTCATCGATAGAGCTTCTTTAATCTGCGTAATGTATCCTAACGACGTGCTACCCATCGCGGTTACGAGTTTGTTCGTCATACCCATTTTGTTGTACAACTTATCGAGTTCTTTTAACTGCTGATCTAACGGAAGGTTCTTGATGTCGTTCAGCGCTTTACGCGGCATCTCGAATCGCTCAACCATCGACTGCGTATCGCCGCTCATTAACTCCTTCATCGCCATTACTGCGCCTTCAACACCCTGTTTCGGATCTACTGCGAGTAATCGTTCCGTTAAATTCCATATTTGTTCGAGTTGCTTAACATCCTTCGTCTGTGAGATAAACGATTTAGAATTCGAGAACATTTCCGATGAATCTAAAACGGGGGATTTGATTGCGAACGAGTTTAACATTTTCTGATAGTCTTTTGAAAGTTTCTTATCGTCAAACATTGCGTCGATAGTTACTTGCGATTGTTCCATTTTCATCGCTTCGCCGACGGTGGCTTGCAACGTTTTATAAGCGCCTGCTGCCGTTATTACTCCTGCGGATAAAGCTCCGATACTCTTCAACGCTGAACCTGCGCTACTGCTAAAGTTAGATAAACCGCCAGACGCACCGTGTGTTGATCGTGTAAATCGACCCATCGAATCGTGCAATCGACCGTTAGCGTCACGGAAAGTGTTGGCTGTCCGCTGTGCATTTCTAAGAGAGTTGTTAACGTTGCGCAAACCACGCGACATATTATCTCTAAGCGTTAAGACTGCGGTTAAATCGTACGCCAATTATTTCGACCTCCTCTCTGCCTCTTTTCTCGCTTTCTCTTCGTCTTCGTTACGGACAGCAATCGATGCGTAACTCATTAAGCGTTGCTTCTTAGTCCACGTATAAATCTCATGCATCGGAATGTTGTAATGCTGCGAAATTACGTGAATCGTCCACGCTTCGTCACTGTCCCTGATTATTTTTTTGCTTGCGCTAGGGTTGTATCAAATCCGCTGATGTCCATAATTTTCTCGACTACTTTAGCGATTTCGCCAACTTTAAGCGCTTTGTTAACGCAGTCGCTCGCTTCAGCAGCTCCGTAATGTTTAAGTAATGCCGCATCGTCGAAGTTAGGCTCAACACAGCTTCTGGCGATAATTAAGTTGTTAAGTTCCTTCTGTTTTAACTCACCGTCATACGTAGCTTCTTCTTGCGCCTGTTCAAATACGTCCTGGTCTAGCGCTTTAACGATGAAATCTGCGTCCAATCGTTTAATATAAACCGTATCTTGTACGTCTGGATTTGCGCTCAATAATGCCTCTAATGCGTTAGGTTTGTTCGTTGCCATCTATAATCATCCTTTCGGTTGCTTTCGAATTTAAAAGCGAGCCGAAGCCCGCCGTGTCTTATACGTACATGAATCGAGTGAATGTGAACGGAAGTTCTTCTTCAACGATTGAGCCGACTTCGTAGTTCAAAATCGGAATCGTATTGAATTGAACGCCTTTCACACGAATATAAGCCTTTGATTCAGGGCTTTCCGGATCATTAATTCCGAACAGCAGCTCCGTAACAAAGGCTCCTTTTGCGTCGTTTGTAATTTGCGAGATTGCTTTGATTAGTTCATGCGTAACTTTGTAATTCGTAATTGTGCCTGTATATTCAATCGTCGTCGCTTTTTTACCAACTGCGCGAGTGCCGGAGCGAACGATATCTTCGTAGTTAATTTCCGCTTGTAATTCAACGCCTTTAGCATTCGTCATCCATTTACCGTTATAGTAAACTTTGCAGAATGAGCCGTTGATAGTTTTAGTAGCATCTAACAATTAAGCCGCCTCCTTTTAAAGTTGAATGTTAATGAAGATGCGTTCCATCGAATCGACTTCGGTATAACTGATAAGTAAGAACACTGCGTCGCCGACTGACTCTTTCGTTGGATCTAGGCGAACTGCAGGCGTATCGTCTTCGTCGGGAAGGATTAATACATCTTCGTTTTCAAGCGTCTCTAAGTACGCTGTAATAGCTGCGATTAAAGCGACCTGTCCTGCTTCGTTGTTCGAAAGTTGGCCGATAAAGTTATCGCGTGCTGCTTTCGCAAGGTCAGTCGAGATTGCTTGGCGCGCACGAATAGAACGGATTTTCTTTCCGCTCGTCGTTAAGCCTTGTTCGATTTTTGCTTTCTCGCCGTCATGCGAAATAACTAATGAGCCCGCTTGAAGCGCTGCTTTGATTTCGCTGTTACGTAAGCGTTTAGTAACGTCGTCAATCGGAAGGACCGCATAAGTAATCGATTGGTTAATCTGCTTACCTGCGATAAGACCTGCGATATAAGGCGCATACTCTCGCGATGGGTAATTAATTCCGGAAACGTTTCCGCCTACGATGAGATTTACGGAATAGTCGTCTTCTAATCGTGCTGAACGAGCGTTACCTAGTGTCGGATCTAAGTCCGTAGTTGCATCGCTGCCGAATACGACCATAAAATGCTTACCTTCGCCCGCATTCGTTTTACACCAAGTAAGCGTGCTGTCTTCTTGTGCGTCCGCCGCGCCTTTCGGATAAACGAATACATTGAACGGGCGTGCTTCGAATGCGTTTCGCATTGTAACGAAGTCTGCATCCGCTGGCGTTGCTGGCATCGTATAAACTAAAACTTCTGCTGCGCCTGCTTGAAGCGCAAACTTAATCGGCTGTACGTTAGCAGAACCGAATAAAGTAACCGCGTCTGCCTCGTTCTCAACTGTGTAAAATTGTTTCGCTGTAGCTGATCCGCCTGTATACGTAAATAAAGGCATTGCTACGATTCCGCGGTCGCCACCGTTAATCTGAGCAATTGCCGCTTCTTCGAAATTGACATACAAACCTGGGCGAATCGGTAAATTCGTTGGATCCCATTGAGCTGCCATCGAATCACTCCTTATCGTTTTATAGGAACTTTCCGCCTTCTAAATCGCGCATTCTAAAGGACTCGACTTCATTCATCGTCATGTCGTCCGAAGTATCGTCCGGCGTTAACGAACCGTCTAGTCGTCCCCATTGCGCATAGTCTGCGGTTGTTTTAATCTCAATACGTTGAACAGTCGGAGCTTCATCTTTCGGAGTTGCGCCTTTACGCGTCGTCCCGACTAAAACGCCAATTACAGCGTCAAGATTGTCCGCCGTCTTGAACGGTTGAGAAAAAGAAAGAGACTCGACGGTTAAGTAGCGAGTCCCTTCAATCGGTATCTTTATTACGTTGTTGAATCGGTCTGTCAGCGCGTCAATTTTCGTTAGTAAATCAACGTTGCTGAGTCCGAAGTAAACTATTTGATATTCGCGATTCAATACGTAGCTTGCGGACGTATCTACGCCGGAGTTCATTCGCTGAACACGTACGCAGATTTCGCCTTTAACCGGCTTTTCGGGTACGTATTGCTTGTTAACTTTGAGCGTAGGGAAGTCCGTTTTGATGACGTCTGATATCGCGTTGATTTCATCGATTAAGCCCACGTATTAAAACCCCCTTCGCCTAGCTGCTTCACGTAGGTCGTTTTCAAGCCAACGCATCCACTCCGCCTCACGCTCTTGCGCCGGTTCGTCGAGAAACTTTAACGATGTGCCTTGCGTTGACAGATTCGTAGAACTCGGCGCTTCTTCGTGTAAGTAGTAACCGTAATTAAATCGACCATATCCACGTGAACTGTTTGTCGCATTGCCGGTTACGATAACCTTCGAATTAGTGCCGTTCCCTTCTACTGTTCCGTTAATTTGGCGTCGTAAGTTTCCGTCGTCTAACGGGGCTACATCGCGAGATTTCTGAACCCAGTCGTCTTTGATTTCGTCCATTGTGCCGTGAAGCGATCTTTGCGCCTCATCCTCGAATCCTCTTAGCGCTCGCATCAATCCGGTTAGGTCTAGCTCTAAGTCACGCGCCATTATACATACACCTGCGTCAGTGTCGCTTTACCATTCGGCATACGAATCGGTTTGATTTTTATCGGAGTTCGTTTGACTGTCACGCCTAGTTCATTCGTATAACTGATTTCGTCGTCATAACGTATATCCGGTAACTTATCGAAAAGGAACGATACTTCCGAAACAGACTCTTCGCCTAATTGGTTTTGTACCGTGGCCGTCGTTTCTTCAGCACGACATTTAAGCGTAAATTCAACCGGTTCGCTTCCGTTTCCCCAGTCGTCCTTTACGCCTTGCCGAATAATAGTGGCCGTTTGCTTTAACGGGATTAACGCCATTTACAGCACCGTCCATTTCGCAGTTCGCGCTCGACTAACGCCCAGCATTTCGTATACTTCGTCGGGAATAAAACCCGCTAAATCTACCGGTGCGCCGTTCTTCGAGCCGATTCCATCCTTGAACGTGAAGTTAATGCCGGAAACTCCGAAACTAGCGACGCCCTGCTGCGCCATTTTGTTCGTGTCGTTGAAGATTGCGCCGAGGGCAGCGCCAAACAGATAATAGGCTTCGTTGGGGATTTCGATATCTTTGAACTTGCGGTCGATTGTCCGCTTGCTAACGTTGAGTAACATTTGCTTGCGATCGTCGTCCGAGTCGAGGAAATCTTCGTTATCAATTGCGTTAAATTTGATATAGTCGTTGGCTTCCGCTAAATTCCACACGTAAAGCACCTCCGTTTATTTATTTTGCGGAGGGTTTGCGTGCTGTCTTCGGCTTGGCCGCCGGTTTCGCCTCCGCTTTTGGTTCGTCGACGCGTTGAACGTCTACTAGCGATTCAAGTTCTGCGATGATAGCTTCGTCTTCAGTTACGAAACGACCGTCGTTAAATTTGTGAAACTCTTCGCCTACATAAAAGCCAAGTGATAAGTAATGCGATTTAAATTCTGCCAAGATATTCACCACCTAAAAGAAAAGCCCGCAGAATCAACTGCGAGCCGTTTGTATTAATTAGTTAAGTCCTTTAAGACGTCCGTGTGCTTTCTCTTGTTTGAATTCTAATGTGTATTCCCCAACTAACATACCAACAGTGTAGTCACCTTTGTCTCCCATGAATTTGTGGAAGAATTCGCGTCCTACTAGTGGGCGGATAGCCATACGGTTAGTATCAACGAATAGTAACTCGTCAGCAGCCAAGTTGTTGTTTAACGCGATTTCGAATTGACCGAAGTCATTGATTAACGTGTCAACTACTTCACCACGTGAGTTTTCGCTGCGTCCGATTTGTACTTTGTTAGTATCTAGCGCAGAAAGTTTACGTTTTTGTTTAGCGCCTACGATTACTTTGTAGTCTCCGCCAGTAGCGAAACCGCCAGCTTCGTAGATTGATTGTCCTAAGTTAGTTACAGCGTCTAAAGTTAATGCGCCGTTAACGTTTGTTACGTTAGATTGGATGAATTGACGGATACCCTTCATTTGACGGATTTGACCGTTTTCGTATTGGATACCGTTGATTAATGCTTTTTCTAATTGAAGCGCAAGCTCAACTTGTTTCTTTTGTTTCTCGTACTCGTATAAGTCACCGATTCCGTATTGTTGAACCGCTGCAGCTGTACCAGAGATTTCAACAGCGTCATCAAAGATTTGAGTTTTGTTAGACTTCGGAACGCGTGCTTTGTAACGAGCTCCACGAACGTCAGCACCCTCTTGGCCTTCAACGAATTGAACTTCGATTTTAGCTCCGTCAGCGATTGCTGCTGCAGTAGTTCCAGCATATCCGCGAGTAACAGTTAAAGTAGTACCTGAAACAGCAGTAACAAGTAATAACTCTTCGCCGATTTTAACAACGTGACCAACACGGAAAGGCTCAGCGCTTGCAACTACAACAGAAGTGTCAGAAACTAATTTAGCGCCTGCTACTGTTGATTCGTCAGAGATCATTTCATCTTCGAACCATTGGTGTGTAGTTTGCGTTACAGCTTCAGAGAAACCTAATAATGAAAGTAAAGGTGTTTGATGTGGATTTAATAAAAGAATTTCATCTACTACCGACTGCTTCTTACCAATTAGACTAGCATCATAAATTTTTGCCATGTGAGTGAATCCCCCTGTAATTTAAAGTTTTTAGAATTAAAAAAGACGCCTAAAAAGGCGCCTGCTTAAACGTTGATATTAAATTCCTAATTCGCGCTTTAATTGCGCTAAAGCCATGCGATCTTCAATCTTGCCTGTGCGTTTTGCTTTCGCTGCGGCCTCGTTTACTAATTGCTCGGCTGTCTTCTCGGAAGTATCGCGGTTTCCATTCGTACTTTCGCCGATTGGTTTCTGCGGCTTCTTAACTTCCGATAAAAAGCTATATTGTTCAACAAGCGTATTTAACACGACGTCTAATCCGTTTACTTCGCCGTCTTCGACTTCTACCGCGGATAAGTCGGCTAGTTTTAACGCAGCGTCGATACGGTCAGCCGGAATGTTTACGCTTGGTGCCGCCTTAATGAATGCATTGACGATATCCTTACGTTTAGCCTGTTCGCGAACCGCTTCAAGCTCTTTCGCCAATCCCTGCTTTTCCTCTTCGTACTTCTTAGCGATTTCCTCTAAACGTTCCTTTTCCGAAAGCTCAGACATGCGTTTTTCTTCGAGTAACTTTTCGTACTCGGACGCTTTCGTTTTAATCTCGTCGTAATCGGAATACTTGTCGGTCTTCTTACGCTCACGTTGCAGGCGTTTTTCGATTAACTCGTTTACTTCGTCCTGTGTGAACGTTTTGACTTCGGGCTGTGCCTCGACTTGTTCTTCCGTTTGTTCAACTTCGACTTGTTCGTTTTTGATTTCTTCGCTCATAGTATCTCCTCCGTTTTAAAGCCGTCGCTTATAATGTCCGTAGCTTTTAAAGTCCTCAACGTTTGGACGGTGTTTTTATACGCGGTCAGGCCGTTTCACCGGACTAACTACGTGTTTACATCGTGGGTGAAATATTTCTCGGTTAGGTAACTCGCTAATGTATGGGTAATCTCCTTCGGCCGCTGGCGTTAGCTTTACGATTTTACCTTCCCAGTTACGGCACGCATCTTTAGCGCCGTGGCTCGAAATGACACCATAATAAGCGCCTCTACTAACCCCGTCGTTAATGGTCGCCTCTTTATGCGCATTAAGCATTTTCGTTTGAACAACCGTTTCTACGTATACTTCCGGCTTCCAACGCCTTCTGCTTGCGTCAATGATTCCGGTTTCGACTGCGGAACCTAACTGCTTGCGTAAATTCGCTACTAATTCGCTCGTCAGCGCCGATGTACCGTTTATACCTTTAGTAGTGTTTGCGCGAAGCACTTCCGCCGTAACTTGCCGGATTGTTGTGCGGACCTTACGGTTTACATTCTGCGTAACCTGCAGCAAATCGTCTTGTGTATCGGCAACGACCGTTTTAACTAAGTCGCTGTTTATCCGACTAAACTTAACGATATTTTCTGCTTCGGCTACGGTATTAACGATTTCTAGCGCAATGATTGATCGTACTATACCGTCGTTAACTGCGACTGGCACGTTCGTCTGAATCCATGCGCTAGTTGTTTCGTCAAGTTGTGCGAGTATGTCAGCGATTGACTTTAACGTTGCGTTCGCTGTGGCTCGCTGAAAATCGTTGAGATTCATTCGTTCTAGTTCACGCTGTATATCAAGCATCGCCTGTTTATATGCATTCACTAATTTCGAAATCTCATATTCGTAATTCGGAGGCGGTAATTCTCGCATTACTTAGTCGCCTCCTCCTGCGGTTGATTGAATATCGAAGAATCGACCGTACCCATTGCGGTTGTTTCATCGTCTTCGATGCGGCTCATGATTTCCTTCGCTTTGTCGTCGTCTACTTCGTCCTGGCGCTTGATTGCCGACTGAACGTCTATCGTAGACTTGCCCGCTGTACGAATCTGCATGATTTCCGCTTCTTCTTTTTCGTTTTTAGGAATGCCGTCTTTCCACATGATCTTCGGATAGACTGATTCGCCTGCGTATTCGCCGAATTGTGAATCGAATAGATAACACGTATACAAGGCATCGCGGATTCCTTTATCGTAGTGATTGCGGATCCTGCGAACCTTACTGATAATCGGCATGAAGCGTGCTTTGATCGCTGCGCCGTCTGTATGCGAAGTTCCTGTTCCGCCTGAGTCTCCGTCAGCCATCGTTGTACCGAATAACCACTGCGGCGTCTCGGACATCTGGAATATATACGAAACTAGGAAGTTGATTTCCTTAAATACATAGTCTAATTGACCGTCCCATGTAATAGCGCCAGGTGTTGCGTCTTCTTTCGTAATCGGAATGTACTTTCCGCCGAAACTAACACTGTTGCCTACGCCTTCTAAGTCGGGGCCGTATAATGTTGGATCGCTGTGCTTCATTAAGATAAAATCGAGTTGCGCGATGCGGTCTTCGATAGCCTGCAGCGCCTTCTCAATCTTTTCGATGAATCCGTCGCCTTGCCAGTCGTCATCTACCGAAGAATACGGAATGTGAAACACCGGAATATGCGAAAGGCCAGTTTCGACGATATCTTCGTCACGTCCAGTCGCTACTTTGTCGCCGATTGTATATAACGTGATAGGTGTGCCGTACGTATTATCTACGCCGACTTCTGGGCGAGTAATTAATCGATATCTTTCGTATAGAATGTAGCCGGGAATGTGACGCTCGATGTTCAAATACGGAATCTCATCGTTACGAGTCTCAACCCATTCAATCTGCGCAATATTTACCGCTTTGAACTTCTTAACGTCGCCGTTACTTGTTTCCGGAAACACATACGAAGCGTTAACGTGCTCGATAATCGGCTCCATTTCAACGTCTTCAGGCACGTCCAGCCCTAAACGTGTGAGCTCCGAGTAATCTTGGCGATAACCATAACGTACTTTTACGAAACTGTCGCCGCGATATCCGTTTGACGTTGTGCTTTCATAAATAAGCGTGTTTAAATCGTTTTCTTCGACGTAACTGTTCAGCGCCTTTTGTTCGTTGCTGCTGTCCGGTTTGCCTGCTTCGTAAATTGGCGCATCTCCTACGAGTAGATCCGCAGGTTTTAGCGTCAGAATGTACGGTAGGTTAATGGCGATATATAGAACGTCGAGTTGCGGTCGTTGCGGCGAGTCTTTTAGTAGTAATCGCGCTCGATCGTATACTTCCCATTGCTGACCTTTGAAGAACTTACGCATTCGGCTGTATTTAGCTAGCCTTTGAATTGAATCTTCTGGCGGAAACTGTTTACCGGTTTCAAATAATGCCACAGAACGACCTCCTTCCTTTTTATAGTTGTTTAGTTAGCACATATCAGTAAATAATCATATTGGAAAAGACTTCTGCTAATAAAACAGATTCTTACATCCACGAAGGCTTTTGGCGTACCTTACGTTTACCCTGTTTCGATACTGATACGGAAATTTCGCAGCTATCGATAAGGTCATCGTTGTCAGCGCCGTAACGTTCAAACTGTTCAAGTAACAACGCATGTCTTCGCGAAAACTGTATCTTTCCGGTTTCTATATCCGGTAACATCGCCTCAATACGAAGCTCTTTACGGCTTCGCTGAAAGACCTTTTTAACGCGATTGTGTGCCGGATAACCCGTAATAGCTAATCGTTCTTTAAGCTTATCTACGAAGAATTCCTGCGCCATCTGCGCCTCTGCTCCGATTACGTCCGGCTGTAACTCTCGTACTTTATTAACGATAACTTCCATAAAAACGTCAGGATGAACGCGATCGCCATACGAATCTATTACGTAAACGACGCCTGTCTCTCGATGTCTTGCCGTTGCTGTAATCGCTGAGTAATCCCCGCGTTGTTTTCCCATCGCAAAGTCAATTCCGAGTGCTATCGTATAGTCCTTATGCGGAAACTGACGCGCCGGATCCTTATCGTCCCAGTACGTAAACTTCTCCGGATTGAATAGCATCGATTCTTCGTCGATAGGGTTGTTCATATACTCGGTGTTGAACGCTTTCGAGCCGTTGTCCCATTTCCACGCCATTAGCTTAAATAACGGCTGTACTTCAGGCCAGAGGACATTGGCGCCGCGGTCCATTTCGTCCTTATTCGCAATATAAAAGAGCTCCGCCGTCTTTGCCGAGCGTGGATCTTCTCTATTTACGTATATCTGACGGCACTCTTCCCATAGGTCCATTCGTTCGGGCAAGTCGATAATCGCTTGATATCGTTTCGCCTCGAAGTCAGCACGGTGTTTCATGACGTCGATTAAAAGTGATTCGTGATGGACTGTCGTACCCATGAATACGGTGGCAGTCTTTTTACCTTCCGGATCACCTAACGGAATTACTACTTGGCGGAACCAATCCTTTAGTTCCTGGCGCAACTGCTCCGTATTTGTGTTCCGTTTATCTTCTAAATCATCGCAGACAATTAAGTCCGGTCGATTTCCGTTCCAGTTACGTCCGCGTAGCGCTTGCCCTGACGAAGCAGCCTGCACTAGCGTAAGCATTTTCTGTTTACCGTTGCCGAGGTCTTCCCAGGCGATAAACTCTCCGCTGTTATCCTTCGGATTCATCTGCTGTTTAGGCGAAAGAATCTGGCCGAAATCGCGAATTAACTTTTCGTTGCCTTGCAGCTGTAACTTAATCCATTCGAGGTTAGCGCTAGCAACTGACGGCGTTTCCGAGATAATAATGATGTATTTACGCTTACGATAAACGATTTCGTGTATCGGAAATGCTTTCGATAAGAAGCTCGACTTCGCATGTGATCGTGGCGCCGCAACTACTACGCGCTTGTTTATTTCTTCGTTCGATACTACGTTCATGATGTCGCAGATTTCATGATGGAAGTCCGGCGCGTGCTTCGTTATTGTGGTCATATCGTCGTCATGCTCAAATGCCGGAATCCAGTTTCCGCTATTATCGGGATTGGCGTTTTCACCGAACCAGTTATATGCGAAAAACAGCAGGTCGGTATCGCCTCGTTCGATTGCCTCTAAACGTTTCAACTCGCGAATATACATCGCTAAGTCACGCTTTTCATCGGCGGTTAATTTGTCTATGTTGCGCGTTCTAGGGACGATGTACTGCCGCAGCTTATCGATTTCTTTTCTGCGTGTTTTTGCATCGCTCCAACTACCGTTAGTCCACGACATTACATCGCCTCCTTTCTGCGTAATTATTTTTTAATTTATCGTTGACTTTCGATTATGTATCGTGTTATATTGAATGTAACAAAACGAGATAACGTTACGAAAGGGGATTCCGACATGAACATCGTCCAACCAATCCGTAAGAAAACCGACATTAATAAAATGAAAGCTGCGCTAGGTAATCCGCGCGACAAGTTACTGTTTATTTTCGGCATAAATTCAGCGTTAAGGATCTCCGACATACTAAAGCTAAAGGTTGGCGATGTTCGCGGTAAAGATGCGCTGAAACTGCGCGAAACTAAAACGAAAAAAGCGAAAGACTTCCTGCTGAATGATTCGATTAAGAAGGCGCTGAAGGAAATGTTACCTACCGACGCTAAAGACGGCGACTGGCTGTTTCCGTCACGTAAAGGCGACAAGGCTATTACGCGAGTTCAGGCGTATCGAGTATTAAACGCCGCCGCTGAACGTGCTGGCTTGGCGATTGAAATCGGAACACATACGTTAAGGAAGACATTCGCTTACCATGCGTATAAAGCAGGCGTTGATCTTACGTTGCTAATGTCCGTATTAAACCATTCAAGCCAACGCGAAACGCTTAAATATATCGGAATCGTCCAAGACGACGTTAACAGCGTATTTGCTGGCGTTAATTTATAGAAACACTATTCGTTAGAATCGAAAGGCCCTCCGCCTACTTGACGGAAGGGCTTATTTTCGTTTATGCTGACGTAAAGTCAAACGTTATTTTGATACGCCGATTTTTCTGGCGTCAGGAAACGGGATTCGGAGTGGGGCGGCCTGGGGGCTCGGTCCCGTGTATCGTTCATTCATTCGTTTGTATATCGAATGTAACACAAACGCTTTATGTTACGTTTAAATATTAATTAAATCGTTGATATAACAACGTTCGCAATGAATCAAATGCGTTATTAATTACGAATACATTTATGCATGCGTCATATCAACGTTTGTGCTACGCTATTAACCTACGTATAATGCATAAGATACTGCATAAACGACAGTCATTCCGAAAAGTTTCAGGCGCCTGTCTGTCAGACCCTACGTGCTGGTAGATAGTACATCGTAGTACATACGCTACTCACACTACCGCCGAGTATCTACTATTATATAGTACGTACTATCTTACGCCTTGTACTCCTCGCCATCTAACCTCTTAGCAAACGACTCTATCTCTGCGTCAATCACATCGTAATCCACACCGTTAGTATTATCGACTGCTGATACTTCGTGCTTCTCCGTTAGCATTTCGTTAAGCTGTAATACGAGCTTAGCCATCGCTGCATTCTCCGTTTCTGCTGCAACGCGGTAGATATTATCGAGTACTTCCGGTAGCCTCGACTGTGCATTCCGTACCATCTCACGCTTTAACTCTCGCTCAAATAACGGATCCTTCTTCCAGTTGAATATCGTTGTTCTACCTACGCCTACTTCCTGCGCTATCTGTTCCGCTGTAAGACCGCCTTGCTTCGGTTGTGATAACAGCTTAATAGCGTGATAGTGTTCGGTAGATAATCGTTTAAGTGCCATTCGTTGTCACCTCCGTTTAGAATACAGACGCTCCAACTAAAACGCCTGCACCGAATATAAGTACAGCTAATCCAATTCCGAATACACCTACGATAAACCATATAACGCCTTCTAATCCGTCCATATATTCCGTCAGTCCTTTCGTTTAATCGAATATCTCGTATACGTCAATGCCGAGAATATTTAACGTTTGAGCTAATCCCGCTGCTTTGTAATACGCCTTTTCCGACTGCTTATCGTTTAAGTCTGCGTGAATATCTTTGCATAATTCATCACGAAATTCCTTTAGTTTACGTATTTGTTCATCGGTTAACTTATACGTTTCTTCGCTCATATTCCGCACTTCCTTCCGTTTAGTAATACGAGTACATAAAGTACAAAACCTTCTGTCCGCTGCCGCGTCCAGTATCATCGTCCCTTATTACTTATATGTATTAGGCGATGGTCTTTAAAAGAAAACGAAAAGACGCCGCCGAGTCACGGTCTTTGTGACGAAGGCGGAATCCCTTAATTGTTTTACTTAGGCGTATGTGCTAACAAAGACTAAGAAATAATTCGAAGCCTAAAATCGCTGTATCCCTTGTCGCTCTAAGCGCGAAGGCACTTTTTAAGTGTCCGAATAATGTCGTGTTTTTGGCTGATTTGTCCGAATAATGTCGTGTCTGTTATCAACGCATTCTCATTTAGACACGTTAAACATCGCCACTAACGTATTATCTGGCTCGGTATCCTTACGATAAAACACGCTAGGATTGAACGTATATCTTTCCGGATCTCCTCCGACTTTAATTCTCGCAATCACGTATTTGCCATCGAATGTCATCTTCGGCAATCTCCTGCGAAGCGTGTCCGGATCTACGCCAATCACTTGCGCCAATTCCTTACGATTGAACCAACGTATCTTAGTCGGATCCTTTTCGAATGGATTCTCGCATAAAGCGTTTGTTTCCTGGTGAACGTAAGGCAACATGCGATAAATCAAGCCGATGTCTGTCGCTTTTACTTCGCGATAAACGTGCTTAATCTTCGTTGTATACGACTTAACGACGTATTGGTTATTGAAAGCACCGCGGAAGTGATAACGTTCATTTACCGCATATGTGCCGTTAGTGTTCTCGTTGATAACGCCGTGCTCAATACACGCTTTAATAAAGTCGTAGAATGTGCTTCGTTTTCGTTTCAGTTGTAAGACGCTCATCATATCAGCTGTACTCATCGGTGACTTATCCGAATTAATAAGAGTACCTCCGTCATAACTAACGTAGCATTGTAAAAGCATTAAATAACCGCACTGCGCAGTTGTCAGTACGGTGTAGACTTCGTTTAAGTTTTTCATATTCGAAGCAGTAAAGTCGTGTTGACGTCCTCGCTGCCATTTTTCGATTTCTTGTTTGCGAGCGTATGATTCGGCTTGTTTTCGATTGATTATCGAATTATCGGCCGTTACGTCTTCGCCAGTTTCAATGTTGATAACTCGTAAAGTACTCATTGTTTTCCCTCCCGTATTTTATAAACGGAAAGGGCGGTCGGAGCATACCCGACTCATTCGTTTCCCTTGCCTGTCTTGCAATTAGATGTACTAAGACTCACAAAACAAAAGTTAATTCGCTCTGAGAGCTCCATAGCAACATCAAGATTACTCATTCCCACTCTATAGGTGCCTAAATAGCCATTTTAGGATAGTATTTTGCTAGAGTTTCTTCCTCAAATCATGTATTTTAGCCCTAATTCTCGGCATTTCGACCTCAATTTCCGCCAGTCTTTCGCCGTCCCTTAACGCCTGCCCTAGCGATAATTCATTAAAATAGTCGTCGTCCAGCAATTCGTGGTCCGGATTCTCTTCGAATTCCTCTCCGTCATTCATGTACGACCATTCAATCGACTGCTTTTCTTCGGATAGTTGGTACAGCGTATACTCTAACCGGTCGATTTCCTCCTCAATACCAGCGCGAACTTCCGGAACCTCATCGTAAACTTTGGCGACATTATATTTCGGCTGCAATTCGTTAATGAAGAACGTCTCGTATACTTCCCGTTCGTAATCATCCGGAATATCGTATAGCTGGATTGTTTCGATTTGACCAACGAATAACTTACTGCGCCCGTCTCCTCGGCGATGATCCGCCAGTCTTTTACGGAACTGCATCGTTTTACCGACGTATAAAACAAGGCCGAAGCGATCTTTGAATACGTAGACCCCTCCGACTGACTCTCGCAAGCTGTTAATCTCTTTTAGCGTAATTGTGGCGTATACTTCCGGCGCTGTTATTTTAATCAACGTTAATTCCCCCTTAATTTGAATAGCTTGCGTTTTTCTAATCGATACTCAATTCCGTAACTATCTTCGTCATTTTTTATCGCTAACTTACGCGTACCTACAACGTCGCCAGGCGGAAATACTTCTTCTACGTAGGTGATTCGGCGGTCGTCCCAGCGCATTTGTTCGTCGCTCAAGCAAGGATATTCCGGTCCTTCATCTTCCGGTAGATAAACGAATCCTTCAGCGATTTGACGAACGAACTCCTTCGATTTATAGTCACGTTCAGCGAATCGGTTAGCAATTGCGTTAAAAACTGCGTGCGAAGGCTCCTCGATACGTAGTCCGGCTGATATTGCGTTTAACCACTTATCGAGCTCATCCGTTATATATAAGTCGTGCGTTGGATCACCTTTCGAGAATGTCTGTCCGCTAGACATGTTCGCTGCGATTCGATTTAGGGCGCCGTTAATGTGATAACGAACAACCCTAGCGTCGATACCGAGTACCGCAGCGCATTCCTCTAACGTTAATTTTGCGAAATAGTGAAGCGCGATTGTCTGTCGCTGCCTCACCGTAAGTACCTCGCCGTTCATTGCAACGTCTAAGTCTGCGAGGATTACTGCTGTATCGATATCACCGCCGTAGAACATCGTACTATTCAGGCGATAAACATCCTTTAGCAGCGCCGTAACGCCGTCCTTATCATACGAATACTGCTCGTCGTACTCTCGGCCTTTTTTATAAATATCGCGGGATACTGCACCCATTAAACCACCTCCTCATCACGTTTTAATTCCGCTTCATACGCTTTGATTTCGATTTTCTTCTTAACGCTGACGCCTTTTTTGCCGAAAATGAGCCAGCTAGATAAATCGTCTAATTCTCGAATGTCCGGCTGCTCGCCCGTTGTATTTACGTAAGAATCCGTTACCGCCTGTACTAACGCATTCTTGTAAGCTGCATCCGAATAGTCATTGCGAGTGATTGCCGTCACCGCACGATTAAATTCCGTTTTGTAATCTCCGTTGATATCAAATGTAAAAGTCATTATAATTCCTCCGTTTCTAATTTTCGTTTTATTTACCGTTGATTTAGCGTATAATAAATCTATAATCCATTCCGAAAGGTTGTGTCGTTTTATGTCGCTTAATTTCGAACCGTTAGTCAAGAACCGCGCCCGTAACTTCGGCAAGTATATTACGCTAGACAAGCAAGGCCGCATCATGCTGAGCGCCGAGTTCCGCCGTGAGTTTTCGCCAATCCAATACGAGAAGCAGATTCCGTTTGATGTTTTCGTCTTCCTAGAGAAGTCGCGTAAGATAATCGGAATCGTTAACGCTGAGAAAGAACGTATGGTGGCTAGCGATAGGTTGCGCGTGGATAAGCGCGGATACGCTAACGGCAAGGATATCGCCGAGGCTTTCCGCTTAGATCCGAAACAAGGTCCGTATCGTTTTACGTATGAAGGGCGTAGTGGTCACGAAGGTTATACGCTTGATACGTTTCGGTTAGTTGAATCCGAAAGCTGATCCGCCAGTGCCTTACCGATTTCATACGCTACTTTCGATGCGATTCCGTTGCCTACGATTCGGTATTGAGCGCCTAGACCAAGTTCTTCCGGCAACGTATACCAGTCAGGCACGGATTGAATTCGTAAACATTCGCGCGCTGTAAATCGTCCTGGCGCTCGGCCCGGATGAATCGGTTGACCGCTGTTGTGGTGCGCTGGAATCGTATTACACGGACCGTCCCACGATTGAATGCGATTGGCCTGACCGTAAGTGTATTCGCTTTTTGGCGTCCAGTATCGTCCGTTTACTTGCTGTTCTGGCGCCGGTAAGTCGCCAATAACGTCGTGTAGAGTTTTCGTACGGTATTCCGCTGGGTTTGGCTCCGGAAACTTAAACGTAAAGCCGAGGTCCTGGCGAATACCTACGATAAATACACGCTCGCGCTTCTGCGCTACTCCGTAATCCCATGCGTTAACTAACTTCCAACTAACGTTATACCCTAACGCCTCAAACTCTGCGATTAGCTTATCAAATGTATGTCGGTGCTTCTTCGAGATAAGTCCTTTTACGTTTTCGAATACGAAGAACTTCGGCTGCTTAATTCGAAGCGTGTCTACGTATTGCCAAACGAGTTTACCGCGCTCGCCCTCTTCGCCTACGCCATCACCTGCTTGCGAGTAGTCTTGGCAAGGTGGTCCGCCGAACAATCCGTCAGTGTCGGGGAATTCGTGAGGATCTTTCGTGCTTAGGTCGGCTAACTCCGCGTGATCTCCGAGGTTCTTTTTGTAGGCGTTGATTGCCTGCGCATTGAAGTCGTATGATTTGACGATTTTATAGCCGGCGAGTAACATTCCTATAGCTCCGAGCCCGCCTCCGCAATACACTTCCGTTAGTGTTAATCCGTTCATTTCTAACTGTTCCATTCGTCCACCTCCGTAAAATAAGAAAAGCGACCGCCTCAATCGAGAACAGTCGCTAGTTAATCAATATTCAATTAGAACTACTCTCCGCGACTTAACTTCTCTACGCCTAGCTCCGCTAATATACTGTCGATTTGATCGTACAGCGAATCAGGCGATAGATTATTCAACACCTCGTAATCAGGCGTTATCTTGTCAATGAACGTTTCGGTAGGATTCGTTAAGTCTGTTTCGGTGAAATTGTCGCCAGCTTCTCGCGCTCGCTCAATGCGAAGCTCATCTGCTGCAGTAATTCGTATAATCGTAAAGTTCTCGGCTTGCATTCGTCTGTATTCCGGCTCTTTCCGCATGTCACTAATAACGACGAGTGGCGCATTGTCGGCGTTAATCTTGCGCATCACCTTTTCGACCCAAACGTCGTCGCCTAAGATTTCGCAGGACATTTCGCCGAATTTGACGTAGCCTGCGCGTGGTTTCGGTATGTGCGGGACTTGCGGATATGCTCGGTGAAACGCCACTTTCATTTCGTCAGCAAATGCGTAAGTGTTGAATCCGTAGAACAGCGATAGGTAGCTTGCGGCTAGGTCTTTTCCAGCCCGAAATTTCCCAGCGAGTACGATTCTTACTTGTGGCTGATCGATTACTTTTCCGCAGTCTTCACAACGTTTAACCATTCCGCAACGCCTCCTCTAATTCTCTTCGTAACTTATGCAAGCTGTATACGCTCAACGTTTCTAGTACGCCGGTTTCTCGCACTCTGTCCGCAATCGACTTCTCTTCAGCCTCCGCACCGTCGCCTAAGTCGCTTTTATGCTCGATAACCACCGTAAGGTTTTGTTCCAATTCTTCGACGTCTTTTTCGTTCTCATCTATACGTTCTTCCAAATCAGTAACGTCGTCCTTCACGTTTGTCAATTCACGTTTTAGGTCGGAGAGTTCATCCTCTAAATCGCTTAATCCAGCGACTATTTCTAATCGTAATTTCTTTTCCTTCGCAACTTCCTGCGCAAGATTTGCGATTAAGTCAGTTTCGGTGAGTGTTGGCGTTGACTCGATTGGTTCTAATACGAGATATCTCGAATGGTTCATTAATGGAGCCTTATCGGTGGTTATACCGCACAAGATATGATCGTCGTCTTTTACGGTGTGTATTTCGCCAATCTTTCCGTAACCGAAGTCTTCAACTACTACAATCAAATCTCCGATATCTGCCTTACGATTGACCTTGCGGTATAGTTGCGAGTTGTGTTCGATGACTTCTTCGCAGTCAGTGACGTCGACCAAAAATCCGCTTCCTACTCGATGTTGAGGTAATCCGAAATCTTCTGTTATATACCGAGAATTAAACACCTCCCCGATTTTATTTGCGTACCAATAATTCGGGCTGCTCGCTTTTACAATTCGAATTTTCATATTTACGCCTCCTCGAAAAATTTATCCGTCCAACCTTCGACTGCTACGACTTCTTCTCTTAATCTCTCGGCTAATTGCGTTATTTCTGACTGCGCTCCACGTCCGGCTTTCCTTTTCGCATAGAAGTCGAGTAGTGCTCGTAAGTTTACCGTCATGACTAGATTCGTTGCTGCTGCATTCGGTAGGACTGAGCGAGCGTCTTCTGCTGGCACGCCCGCGTCTCTGAGTACATCGTAATAACTCTGAAGCGTCTTCATAATCGATGTGAAATGTACTTCCGCATCTGAATTTTCACTAATACTATCTGGCATTACATAATCGAATCCTTTACTACGATCACCGCTGCCGAACTTCACATAACGCTGTGACTGAACGCTGAAGCTAAATCCAACTCTATGACGTGTGAGCTGCGCTAGTAGTGCTCGGCTGACTCCTTCGACTGCAAACGTAAATGTAATATGCTCGACAGTCGACAGATGTTTAGAGCGCATAATTGTACGGATTAATCTATCGGCTTCTGTTCCGCCTTCTCCGTCCGTTGCAGACTTACCGAAGTACTTGGCGCCTTCTTTCGCTACAATTTCGCTCGGCTTATTCGGTGAGTAACACGTTCTAATCGCTGACAGTCCGACTACTTGACCGTCAGTTGTTGGTACTGACCATTCACGTAAATGCGTTGAGTTAACGAACTCCTCGGCTAACTGCGTGTGTGCCATTAACGTAACTTTCATTCGCCTGCCTCCTCGCTAGTATCAAAAGCTAACTGACCGTTATTTTCTTCTACGATCGGATAACTCGCTTGTCTTTCAATCTCCGCTTCCAACAACGGTTCCGGACGAACAAACGTCGGCGGCTTCATCACCTTACCCGTTTCCGGATTCGTATGGACCTTGCCGTCAGGCCATAGCTTCGACATGTTAGCGCGATGTACAATTGCGAATAACTCTTCCGGCTGTACTCCGATTTCAACTAACGTACCTAATGCGAGATACATCAGGTCAATCATGGCGTCTGCCTGGTCGACTACTGTGTTGGCGTCAAAGAATTCCGTTAACTCTTCGTCCATATAACCGAATCTATCTTCGCGGCGTTTCTTATCCATAACAGTCGGCGCAGTAGCTACCGGCTGATTCATTACCGTTTGAAAATCGCGCACCATTTCGTATTGTTTATTCATTTTTCGTCCTCCTCGATAATTTGGAATTCCGTTCTATATTCGTCTGCTATACATTTCGGACAGCAATTTACGTCCTGTGTTGCGGAAATACTTAATTCGTAGAATCGTTTGAAACGGTAGGAGCACTTCGGACATTCGTACTTAGTCATCGTATACTTCCTCCGCTCATTAATTTTTCGATTGCTTCTATTAACGGTGCATTGTCGGGCTGATTCCGTAAAATATATAGCCGTAACTCGTTGAAATTCCGAATGCCTGCTTCGGCCCTCAGTCGGTCGCTATCCCGCTTCCAATAGTCGGCTACATGGCGGACGGTTAAAAAGATATCATGGCGATCTTTATCCGTCATTGCTACGCCTCTGTTTTCGCCTAATACGTGGCATAAGTGATGGCCGGCGGCTTCTATGCGAGGATCGTATCTCATACAACGTCGTCCTTATCGATAATCGCTAGGTCATCGTCTATTTTTAATCCGTATTTATCTAAGACAGCTTCGATATTTCCGAAATCGCATTCTCCGCCTTCTATTTCGCGAAGTAACTCACGATACACCGCCTTTAAATCCTCTCGGAATTGCTCCATACCGTAACCCCCTCCGATTTATAATTTACGTCTATTCAAAAACGACTGCCTCAACGTTATTTATCTTCAATACGAGCCCGCGCACTACTTTCTCGGCGTTTGCCTCCGCCTTATCCTGCGCCTGCTTATCATTCGCAATGTCCTTACGTATAGCCTTTTCCGCTTTCTTGTATAGTGCCTTCGTCGTCTCTTCCGAGATATCTTTGCGAAACACTCCGCTGCTCTTATGGACGTCGGTTGTGTCATACGGAAGGCTGAGCGAGATTAGCTCCGGCTGCGGCAATCGAACCTTCACAACGTTGCCAGACGTCGTAACTTCGATTTTCGCCGTATTGATTCCAAGCTTAAACGGTCCTTCTACGTGGACGAACGCCTGCTGATCTCCGTACCACTTAGCGTCGAGATACGGAATTGTCTTTTCCGCTTCGCCTGTTAGCGTGACGAGTTCCGCTGATTTCGTTAAGTTGCGGAGGATTGTTTCTTCGTTGAGGACGACCGCTTTAGTGACCTGCGGCTGCGCTTCGGCTTTATCCGTGTGACCTGCGATGTTGAACGTTAGACTGCCTACGATGATGGCTCCGGCTGTGAATGCGATTAGCGTGCGTTTCATTTGCCGGACTTCCTTTCGAACTCTTTTATTAATTCGTATAGATCATCGAAATCACTATCCCACGGAACAGCAACGTTTACATTGTAGTTTATAGCGAATTTCTTTCCGCAGTTATGACAACCGAGTTTATCAGTGTTTGTCGATACCTTTTCGATTGTATAAAACGAGTGCTTTCCGAAGAAACATTTAATTCGTTTCATCTCATCGCCTCCACTTCGTAATTTTCGTCATTTACAAAACGTATATTCGAATAAAAATTTCATTACGAAACCTAGCGTCGTACCTACGACTAAGCCTGCGGTTGCCACTGCGATGTATTTCATGTTGTCGCCTCCTACCAGTTGAGATTATCCGCATGTTGCGCGAGTTTACCTCGGAAGTTAACACTTAGTTTTACAACGTTGCAATACTCTTCGCCTTCGAAATGTTCAATGTACGGAGCGAATCCGCTTTTGCTTTCGTCAGGTAAATCGCATTGTCCGACGTGCCCTTCCATAATAACGGTGCAACTATCGTGAATACGCGTCAGAATCTTCTTTAAGTCACCTTTCGTAAAGTTCTGGCTTTCCGCAATTACAACCGTTTTATCTTTCAGGTTGATACCGCGAGCGAACGTATGTGACATCGGATAGACCCACACATGCCCCGCTTTAAGTGCGTCGACGTTCTCTTCGTTGTAGATTACCTTTTCGGGAACCTCTGCGATTTCTAGTAGCGCATCCTTCAACGGAGTTAAATATTCGCTTTCCTTTTCCGTTTGATTACCTGGACGGAATCCCATTCGCTTCTCTTCCACTGGCGCAAAGACGTATACGAGTGGCTTTCCGATGATCTTAGCGCAAGCTACTGCGAGAGTAGTCTTACCGCTTCCGCTTTTCGCATTTACAATCGTAAGCTGCTTATCGAAAATTGAATCGACGTAAGCTCGTTGTTCATTCGTTAGTTTCGGCTCAAATCCGAATAGTAAGTTGTTTTCCGGTAATGGCATTGCGACCGCCTCCTCGATTGATTGTTTCGCCTTACACTAGATACTACGAAGCGTATAATTACTTCGCACAAAATAAACGAAAAAAAAAGCCCGACATTTCTGCCGGACCTGCTTCGTTCTTATAAATCGTCGAACCCGTTCGCATCTGACGCCTTCGTATACTGGCGTGATTTCTGCTCGAAGAAGTCCGTCTTGCCTAAGTCGACCTCCTGGTAAGCGATGATCCAACGCATCGGATTCTCGTTGTAGCCTTCGAATGGTTTATCGAATCCTAGCTGTTTACAGCGCTTGTTTGCCATAAATTTGATGTATGCGTCTAGTTCCGCTTTGCTTACCCCGTCGAATTTATCGCCAACAACACCATTCCCCCAAGCAATTTCTAATTCGGCAGCACGAACGAATGTATCTCGAACGAACTCGGCTAGTTCTGGCGTGTTGTGTTCTGGATTTTCGTCTAGTACGGCTTGAAATATCTTGATAAATAAATCAACGTGTAATTCCTCATCACGATTAATAAAATTTATCATTGTTGACGTCGAAACCATTTTTCGATTTCGTGCTAAGTTGTAGAAGAAAGCAAATCCGCTGTAGAAGAATAATCCTTCGAGAATAACGTCATAAACAATAGATTTTAAGAAATTAGCGACTGTCGGATCCTCAGCAAAATCTTTATAGCCATCCGTTACGAATTCATTACGTTCAAGCAATAACGGTTCAGTACGCCAGTAATCAAATACCTCGTCTTGTTTCGCTTTATTAACAACGCTTGAAAGTACGTACGAATAAGAATGGTTATGTACGACCTCCTGCTGTGCTAAGATAATCATTAAAGCGTTAATTGAAGAGTCGGTGATGTAGTCTGCTGCTTTCATTGCGTAATCTGATTGAATTGAATCTAATAATGCTAAAAGTCCGATAATCTTTAAGAATGATTCTTGCTCATCCTTTGTTAGTTGCGGGAACTGCTTGATATCTTGCCCCATGTTAACTTCGAAAGGTACCCAAAAATTAGCTAGCATTCTCTTATATTTAGGGAATGCGAACGGGAATCTTACGTCATCCCAGTTTAGGATATTCGAGGACTGTCCATTGACAATCCCCGTTGATCTATTCGGTGCGTTTACGTCCACTAATTTACGTTTTTCCATATTAAGCAACCTCCCAATTTTTAGATAGAATAAAAGTATGGTTTAATTTTTTATAATAAAAACCTGATGGATTTTTCCTAATGCTTTTAATTAAATAGTCGTAGTTTACATTTAAGTCTTCAGCGCACTCTAATACAGAAGAAAAGAAGCGAACATTGCCCGCAGAATCTTTCAATAATACTGGACACTTACTACGAGGTATTTTGGGTACTTTTTTATTAGTCGTAGCAATCAGACCTGTATCAACAGCATGTTTTATATTATTAGAAGGACTGACCCACTCTAAGTTATTCGGATGATTGTTAGTTTTATCGCCGTCGATGTGATTAACTTGTGTTTTTACTTTGGGATTATCGTTATCAAGCCAGGTAAGCGCCACTACCCGATGGGCGCTATACCATTTCTTGTTAAGACAATACTTAAAGTAACCGTTAGTTCCTGGAAGTTCTTTCAAAACCCTCTTAGTAATTGAATTTCTAATCTTACCTTCGAAATTAACCTCGTAATCTAAATCCAACGGAAAAGGTAACCATTCGAACAGCATCGTATCAACCTCCGTATATTATGAGTAACAGTTTTCGCAAGCTTCTTCGCTTGTTTCTGACGTAGAGCGAACGTAATAAGTCGTTTTCAATTTGCTTTTCCATGCCGTCATATGAATATCGAGTAACTCAGCCGCCTTCACATCGCTGTAAACGTAAATATTAAACGACTGCGATTGGTCGATATGACGCTGACGTGCCGCATTCTGAGCGATACTAGCCTTCGCATGTCTTACGTCGCGGAAATACGAGTAGAAGTTGCGTGTTCCTGGCGATAAGTCAGGCGCAGTAACCGGAATCTTCGCGTTCTTTTTCTCAACTGAATACTCTAATCGGAATACTGGATCGCTTGCTGCCGTAGAACCTCCGATATCTGCAGTAGATCCGTTAGGTGCTGGCGACATTAAGTAACCGTTGCGGATTCCGTTGTTTTGGATATCGTACGCTAATTGATTCCATCGTCCAGAACCCTCGCCAATTTCCGGAATATCATCTACGTGATTTACGTAAAAACGTCTGACGAAATACTCTCCGGTTTGGAATTCGCTACCTTCGAATACTTTGTAGGCGCCTTTCTCTTTCGCTAAATCAGCGCTCGCCTTAATCGTCAAGTACGCAATATCCTCGTATAACTCATCCGCTAACTTAACTGCGTCGTCCGACAACCATGGAATCTTCTTCAACGCTAAAAGGTGATGCCATCCGAATGCTCCGAGTCCTACTGCGCGGTACTTTTCGTTAGTCATGCGCGCCTGTGGTACTTCGATAGTATTCAAGTCTATTACGTTATCAAGCATACGAACTTGAATCGGAATTAACTGCTCCAAAACTCCGTCCGTTACTGCACGCGCTAGATTAATTGACGATAGGTTACATACAACGAAGTCGCCTGCTTTCTTGCGAATGATGATTTCGTCGCCTTCCGTTGTCTCTTCGACTACATACGTTGGGCTTTGGTTCTGCGTGATTTCCGTACAAAGATTCGAGCAATAAATCATACCAGCGTGTTTATTCTGATTCGCACGGTTAACTGTGTCGCGATAGAACATATACGGCGTGCCCGTTTCAAGTTGCGAAATCATAATACGTTTGAAAATCTCAATCGCTGGAACCTTCGTTTTAGATAGTTCGTTAGATTGTACGCATTCTTCGTATTTCGTACGGAAGCTGCCTGCGCCTTCTTCTTCGTCGTAAAAGTCCTGCAGTCGGAACCCCATTACTTGCTCGACTTCGTGCGGATCGAATAAGAACCAATCGCCACGCTTTTCGACTTGCTCCATGAATAAATCCGGCAAGCAGACGCCTGTGAAAATATCGTGAGCACGTTGGCGTTCGTCTCCGTTGTTCAAACGCAAGTCTAAAAACGCTTGAATATCCTTATGCCATACGTCCTGGTAAACAGCGATTGCGCCCGGTCTTTGACCCAACTGATCTACTGATACCGCCGTATTATTTAACTGCTTAATCCACGGAACTGTTCCGCTGCTGACGCCTTTGAATCCCTTAATGTCGCTACCACGGCTTCGAATGTTCCCCGCGTATACTCCGATTCCGCCTCCGTCTTTAGATAAGCGAGCAACATCAGTATTACTGTCGTAGATGCCACGTAAACTATCGTCGATTGTGTCGATAAAGCAACTCGAAAGCTGGCCGTATGTTTTGCCCGCGTTAGCTAGCGTTGGAGTTGCTACCGTCATATACAAACTAGACAGCGCCCAGTACGCTTCTTTTACGAGTGCGATTCGGTTGTTCTTTTCCTGCGACATTAACGTCATCGCGATAACTAAGAAGCGCTCTTGCGGAAGCTCATATACGTTCTTTGCGTGGTCCGTCGCTAGGTACCGGTCAGATAGCGTAAACAAGCCGAAATAAGTAAATAGTTTGTCGCGCTCCGGATCAATAACCGTGCCTAATTCGTTGATTTCCTCTTTCGAATAGGTTTCGAGTAGCTTCGGATTATATATACCCTTGTCGGTCAACGTAACCAACAACGAATAGAAGTCTCCGTACTTATTGACCGCATCGTACACGCGATTCTTTGACGCTTTCTTGTAAAGCTGGCGATTCAATACGTATGCTGCAACGTAAGTCCAGTCCGGCGTACGAGCGCTAACGTTCTCCAACGCGGCTAAGATTAGTAGATTCGAAATCTGATCGGCGCTATATTCTTCCTTTGCGTCAATACTGCGAATGACTTTTTCGCTGTAGCTTTCTACGTCTAGTTTTGGATATCGGTGTGCAGCCGACTGGATAAACGCTAGCAGTCGGTGCTCATCGAAAGGTAATTTGCGTTGGCCGTTATTTTTAGTAATTGTCGTCATTCAACATCGCTCCCTTTTTCTTCTTTTTCAATTAATTCAATCGTATCTTGTAAACCGCGCAATATCTCTTCGCGTTCTCGCTTCTTTTCGACTACTTTCCGTTCAGCTCTTACGATGTCGTATTCGTTATCCTGCAGCGATTTCTCTTGGCGATGTTTCATGTTATATAATTCGCCTAGCGTATGTTTCATTTCGAAATCAACTCCTCGTTAATTAAGTACGCTAATCCCAAAGCCGCTGCGTCCGATTCGTCATCGCAAGCAAACTCGCCTTTGTAACCAGTAATGGTTCGAACCGAAGCTTCAATTTCTTCTTTCGTTGCAACTCCCGAACCAACTACGATATTCTTCATATTCGACTGTGGAATGCCGAGGTGTATTTTCCGCTTGCCTTTACGGTCGACTGTAACGAATTGCGAAAACTCTAGTCCGAGAAACTCAACGGCCCTCGCACACGCTGCCCAAGCGCTAAGAACCGGATAATTCTGTTTCGATGATTGACCGTGAAAGTCTTCGCGAGTTACGATATCGATGCCTTTTCCGATGTGATTCGATATAAAAGAAACGGCCCACGCATAGACTAATTCGTGCCGTATTGCGTGGCTTAGTTTTGTATTTGGTTTAACGTGACTCACTGCGATGATTTTCGGTTTGTTGTCCCGAACCTCAATCAAACATAGGCCGGGAGAGCTGAGACTTGTATCAAATGAGAGTATCCTAGTAATCGTGGGCATCTTTTACCCTCCTTAAAAATTCTCCGAACTGCGACTTAGTATTATTCTTATATCCATAAGTCATATGGAAACTTTTATGGCACCTTCTGCATAACGTAGCGCCATTGGAAACATCGAATCTTAATTCTTCTTTTGCGTCATAAGATTCTATATGATGAGCAACCATGATTTCCTCAGATATACCACACTTTACACAAGTATTATCATCACGCTTTTTAACATGCCTCGCCCATTTACGAATAGGTCCGTCAGCACCTCTACCTAGCCTTCTTTGTCTTTCTGTTCTCTCACTGTTCCAATTATGATGATTTTCTCCTTTTCGCTTTTCTGATGAACACTCTTTACATCTGTTCCCGTTAAGAAAACTTTTGAAGGTAATTTTTGATTTATTGCCGCAACTACAAATGTAATTTAATTTAGCGTGATTGTTCGTGTACGTCTTATCCAAAAGAATGCATCCTGCGGAGGAGAAGTATGAAGATACAAAACTATAATCGTATGCTAATTTTTCAGCTACTTTAGATACGCCACACGCCTTACATCTTTTACCTGTTTTGAAATCAGATAATGTTATCTTTGAAGAATTACCGCAAGAGCACCGGTATCTCATAGCTGTGTGGTTGTTTTCGTAATTATCTTCAAGTAATTCACACCCTCCGTTTACAAACACTTCTTTCGCCTGATCTATTGTTAATTTCTTCAGCGCAGCGACCTTTTTGGCGCCACAATGTCTACATCTTATTCCTCGTTTGAATCTGTGCGTTTGTGTATAAGCTTCGTTCCCACAAACACATTTATATCGTAACTTTTGATTACAGCCCAAGTATTCATCTTCCAATAACTCGCAACCTTCCTCGGAAAACATGGTTTTTAGTTCATCTAGGGTATATTTACCCGCCATCAAACCGCCTCCTCTTCGCGTGTATCAACGATAAACTCATACGCCTCTAAATACTTTTTCTTCTTCCATTCCGGTAAACTCGACTTCATTGCCAGCGAAGCCTGCTTTCTAATTTCCGTAACCTCTTCGTCGCTAAGATCCAGCGCACACGCCGTTTTGAAGTTGTTGAATCCGAATCGCTCGATGTCCAGTTTCGGTGCCTCGCCTGTTGCCACCGCTTCTGTAATCGCTGCAAAGTTGTCGAGTACTTCACGTTTCATCTCTTCGGTAATCTCTACGCCAAACACTCGCACGTCAGGCGTTTTCTCGTATTCTTCCTTCGTCATATTCCACGCCTTCTTACTAGCGTTCACATATACGACTAAGTAATAATCGACGTCATACATGAGCGAATAACACGTAATCTGCTTAACGTGGTCCTCTTTCGGTTCACGCATCGAATGAAGCGACGTTTGTGCTGCGGTAGTTTGTTTCGATTTAATTTCGAGCCCTACGCGAATGATCTCGCCATCTTCATTTACGTAGTCAAGTACGCCATCGCACGTACCTAACAAGCTAAATCGCTGACCGTTATGTTCAATGAATCGCTGCGTCTTAACGAAGTCTTCGAAGAATGGCTCGCCTGCTTCCGTTCGTGACATTCCGAATCGAGGTCGTTCGCCAGTAAACTTTTCGTAATGACGTTCCGCTAATAAGACCTCGCGCTGTAGCCAGTCGCCCAAACTTGTGCCCTGCGCAGTCCAGCGACGTCGCCACGGTTTCACATCTTCGTCGTCCTTACGTGCTTTCTTCGCTTTTACGTATAGTTCACGCGGACAACTGTTGGCGCTACTTGGCGAGAAATATACGCTTTTGAAGTCTAGTCGTTGGTATTTGCGTTTTACCTTTGCGTATATTTCGTGAAGCCAGGCGTCTAGCTTATCGTCATATGGCTCCCGGTAAGAATGGAACGTATCTAAGAATTCGGTAAAGTCCTGCGCAATTTGATTAACGTTTGTCATTCAGTTTCCTCCGTCTCTTTATCTAACGATTCTTTATTCGTTGCCACTAAAATAACTTCCGCCGGCTTATGCAACGCCTCGCTATACGCAACAACTATCGCAGCAATCACTAACGACTGCACTAGCGTAAAATCTACGAAGTCCGTCATCGGAACCAATACGTAGTTGACTGCGGCGATGATTGCGAATTTTAGTATCGGGTTCATTTCGCTGTTCTCGCGTATTCTAAAGCATCCTCGAACTCATTTATCGCAGTCGGTCCGCTTGTACGCGCCATTTCGTGACCATTTCGTAAGAATACGATTAGAGGCGCTTGCTGCATTCTGTATTTATCGATAAGTGTTTCGCGAACTTCAGGCAGTACCGCGTCGATGTTCGTGTATTCGATATTTACGTTAGTTAACACCGTTTCCTGTTCCGATAAAAATAGTTTAGTAGGACCGCAGTAACGGCAGTTGTTTTTAGTTAGCACTTTAATTTCGATCATTTAAATAGCCCCCTTTATTTTTTCAAACCATTCGTCTTCCTCTACTTTGTCAAACCAACGTATTGGATTTATTTCTACGTCGCATCGAACTGGAACGACCATTGTTACCGCCTGCTCCATCGTTTCTTTGATACGGTATAATTCGTCTCTCTGAATATCTGCGGGACATTCGATGACCAGTTCGTCGTGTACCTGCAGTAGTATCGAAGCGTCAGTCTCTTTTAACACCGGCTGCAAATCGACGATAGCCTTTTTCAGAATCGACCCAGCGCTTGCTTGCACCGGAAAGTTACCCGCCATACGATCCGCTCTAAAATGTTGGAAACGGTCCTTCGATCGGTAATCGGAATTCAATCTACGCTTACGGCCGAATAAGTCAGTAACGTAGCCTTGTTTGCGAGCTAGTCGTTTCTGTTCGTCCATATAACGCTTGATGCCCGGATAACCTTTGAAGTAGTTGTCGATGATTTCCTGCGCCTCTTCCTTCGTAATTTCAAGTGTATTAGAAAGGCCGGCCGCGCTCATTCCGTATACAATCCCGAAGTTAACTACCTTCGCCTGCTTACGAAACTTCTGCTGCGGTGAGCCCTGCGTTTCTTTGTCTTTCTCGATGTCCTCATACGTAAACTTGCCTGCGCTAATCATCGAAGCTGTCATCGAGTGAATGTCGAGCCCTTCTTTAAACGCCTTGATTAGTTCCTTTTCGTTAGCTAGATGCGCAAGTACACGTAATTCAATTTGGCTGTAATCAATCGAAACTAAGATGCGTTCTTCACTCGTCGATAGGAACAGCTGCCGTATTTCCGGTCGTTTAGCCGGTATCTGCTGCGTATTAGGATTCGAACAAGTGAATCGCCCAGTCGCCGCCCCAAGCGTATTGTGCCAGGGATGGATTCGACCGTCGCTCTTAACCTCTTTCGGTAGCTTCTGCGTAAATGCTTGGCGGAGCTTACCTACTTCGCGATACTCGAGCATTTTCGGAATCACTGGATGCGCGTTCTTGATTTTCTTCAACGCCTTAACTCCGGTAGATCCTTTTTCTAAATCCGGAAGCTTTAAATCAACGAATAACTTTCGCTTCAGTTGAACCGGGCTGTTTAGGTTAATTTCCTCGCCGAACATTTCTGTTATCTCAGCGATCAATTCCGATTCTTCTTTCGCCAGTTTTTCATCGATAGTACTAGCAGCGTCCTTATCGAATCTGATTCCGCGAATATCTGACCAGATAAATTGGCGACAAACCGGCATTTCAATTTCGAATACTAGTCGCTGGATTTGCTTTAAGTCGTCGCTTTTGCTGTAGAATTGCGATATCCAATCGTAAAGCATTAACGTTTTCTCTGTATCACCTGCAGCGTAAGGTAACGCCACATCTAACGGAATCTTATTAAACTGCGTATTCGGGAATAACTGGTCGAAGTTGTCGCTCGGTATCTTTAGCCAGTCGGTGATTAAGTCTTTCAATCGGTGCGACCGGTTTTCATCGAACGCCATCGCCATGATCCTCGTGTCAGCGTGCAAGTTATCGATTAAGTTAACGCCGTACTTTACGTAGAACCATTTGCAGTCGAAAGGGGCATTGTGCATCACCGTTTTAACTCGTTCCAGGTGCGGTTTCAATAGTCCGATAATGTCAACACCGATTAATCCTTCTGGTGTTTCTTCGTGATTTAACGGGACGTAGTAATGACGTTGCCGCGTCGATACTGAAAATCCCGCCATGTTACCGCGCCAAGGATCTAGCGCACCGTTATCTTCGCCGAATGTCTCGCAGTCAAGACCGACTAAATCAGCCGTTTGCAAATCTGCGATTAAGGCGTCGATGTCAGTACGCGTTGATACTAGCACGTAATTACTCGGAGTCTTCGCCACTAACTCCACTAACTTCTCTTCACGTTGGCTCTCCGCTAAATCCTTCCACAGCCGAAGCGCCTCCGCCTTCGAGAATCGCTTGCTCACATCCGCCGGATTCCTGCCGACCTTACCCGAAGCCATCGCCTGTTTGACTTCGAGTAGTTTCGCTTGGTCGGAATCGGAAGTTTTCATCGATAGGATACGCTGCCACGCCTCCTCGATAGTTTCATTCGCCGCAGCCTTGCGCTCGCTTGCCTGCTTAACGCGCTGCTTGGCGGTAGTGTCTTTTTCGCTGTCGTTGCCGCTTAGTTTTAATCGTAGCTGCAAGTCGAATCACCTCCGTTACAAATCAACTCGCCCACAGTTCTCCTTTTTATATTCGTAAGCAAGCGTATCTACGTTATCTCTCGCCCACTCTACGAAACAACTCTGGTTACAGTAGTGGACTTCGCGTTTGTCATCGTAGAATGCCGATTGGCCTTCGTATAGTTCTGCGTTGCATTCGTTGCAGAGCGCAGCCAGCTTTCCTGCGGCTAGGACCGGCTTGCTCATCGGTCGAACCGCGCTTCTACTGGCGTGATTAGTTCGATCTGTCCGATATGCGATTTCTTAATACCGTTAGCGAATACGCCCACTTCTGTTCCGGAGAATTCAGGTGCAGGAACTAGTTCTCCGATTGTACCTACTCTATGTCCGAAAGTCGTGTCAGTCACGCGAACAATATCACCGGATTTGAATTCGTTAAACTTGCGGCCAATCTTCGACCATTTATCTTCTACTTTACGGAAGGCTTGAACGTCTGATTGATATCCATTCGCTATTTGTTTAACATAGACGAAACCACGCCCCATATCGTACTCGATCTTTTCAACACTATAAAATTCTCCGTTATTAATTGTTAAGCACCATTCTTTAACGATTAAAACGATATCACCTTTCGTAGCGTCGCCTTCAACTTTCGCATAAACAGCGCCGTCATACTCAACCTTCGTAATCTCACCGTTAACCATATCCAACGTTTTAACTCCGTTTAACTTTGCCATTACGCAATCTCCCCTTTTCGATTAAAATTTATCGGTAAATGCGTCCACTTTTCCGCCAGCTTATCTTCCGTCGTCCAGTACTCGCCGATCTCTCTATTCGGAAACATATAAACCTCGTTATCGAGTATGCCGATTAAGTAGCTGCAATCACTCAACGTATAAGTCGTACCGTTATTCTTTTTGGCGTAGACAACGACCTGACCTTCGCGATCGAGCCGTCGTCGTGCCGTTTTGACTTGAATTTTGATTAGCGTTGAATCGTCGCCAGGAGCCGTCACCCACAGATCCGCAGGTTCGGGCGTTACTGGCTTGGCGATTGTGTAGCCGTTAGCAATCAACGCTGTTTGTGCGAGGAGCTCGGAGTGAGCGCCTTTATCAACCGTTTCGTGCGCCATTCACTTCGCCTCCCTTAAAATTCGTATTGCTCATTTCCGTTTGCAAAATCGGAATCGTTTCCGCCATTGTCGGCGTCAGTGTCAAGGCTCAGCCCGATTAAGTTTAAATCGAAGCCAGCCGCGACTAAGTTTTCTTTCTGCGTCTTCTCGTCGGCCTCAAACAGCAAGCCTTCGAATAGTTTCGAATTAAACGACTGACCGACTGCTTTCTCGAAGTTCGCACGCTCTTTGTCCGTTAAGTCATCGTCCATGTCAATAATCGGCATAAGCGTAACTTTCGTATCCTGGCGAGCGCCCTGCTTCGATAACTCGAACGCCATCTTGTCGAGTTTCTTTCCGTATTTATTAATAATTGCGTAAAGCTCTTTCGCCTGCACTTTCGTAAAGTCAACTACGATGTCGGCTCCGTCAGTTAAGTCGTGGAATCCGATAGCGTAGCGCTCTTTGCCCGCATACTTATACGCTTCCTGGCGAATCGCCTTCACTTCGTCCTCGCTGGCGCCATTGTCCGCAGTTGCTTTCGCTTTATCGTAGTAGTGTTGGCTCGCTTTGTCCCACGGAGTAGGATTCGATTCTACGTAGCCGCGATCGTTTCGCGTTGACGGATTCTTGGCGACGAAAGTGTTAACCTTCTTAAATACGCCGTAGCCGAAATACTGCATGATATCTTCGACGCCTTGTACTTTAACTTTCAGCGTTGTGCCCGACTTAAACTTCGCAAACTCTGACGAAGCTGCTGCTCCCGCTGATTCTTGGTTTAATGCGCCTAGTGCCGCTGCACCCGTTTTAAATTGACTCATTCAATCCGCTCCCTTTTTCGTTTTGATTTTTTGAGCGCGGGTAATCCCGAACCCAATCGCAAAGCGCAGATATCTACTATGAAAACTCTGCCAGCGCGAAGCAGTAGCCGAGCGACACCTAATTACCTAATCATAGTCTCTACACTCTCCGATTGAGCACGGAGTTATTACTCCGTATTCTCAAAGCAACCGTCGTAGTATTTTTTATAATCATCGACTGTCATTTTGTTGACCTCAGCCAAATACTCTATAGTAGCGTCAAATCTTTCTTGATCTAAGTTATAGATGAGTTTATTAGACTGAAACCACTCGAAGATGTTTTTATCTTGTTTGCTTGCGTTTAAATTAGCATTTAAAGGAAGGATGTTTTCAAGAACCGTGCCTCTATGTCCAGTAGCGATGGGGATAACGTGATCTATCTGTACATCTTCTCGTTTTCCTGAAAGTGCACAAGAGTTATCGAACTTAGCTAATACTTCCTTCCACTGGATATCTGTTAGATTGTTTGGTAATTTTTTAACGCGGGCCCTCCGGTTACTATCTTTGGTTCTGATTTTCTCTGGATTCCTGTGACGCCATTCTTGGTGAACTTTTCTATAATGCTCCGGATTCGCTCTTCTAGCTTGGCGTTTTTGCTCAATGCGCCTTTCGTGGTTAGCTTTATACCAAGCGTCCAATCGATCTGCGTTATCCTCCCTCCACTTTTTTCGATACTCTTTCACTTTATCTGTATATCTATAAACGTGAGAGCAGGAGGAACATTCTCCCCTGGTACTAGCGAAAGCTTTTTTGTCTGCCCAAAAATCGTTTATATACGTGACTTTATCGCATTTTCTACATACTTTAGCTACTATTTCACCTGAACTATTTTCGTAATAAATAGTTCCTTTTCGATTTTTCTTCTCGATGCAACCTTGCGCAAGTAATTCTTCACGCAAACCCATTCGCTATCACCTCCGCTTGACTTTCATTCGCCGATTTGTTACGTTATAAACCTAGTTGTAAGTTTTTGCTGGGCGTATAGTTCTCCGCTATACGCCTTAATTGCGTTTTAAATCGAGGTACGTTACGACGAACATTCCAACGATAAACGCGATTGCCGGAGCTGCTTCGAATATCATTTCGTGCATACTTCGTCCTCCTCTTGCGCTTGTTACTCCGCTAAGTAAGCGTGAGCGTTTTGCTTCAACGAATTAAAATCGAATTGTTTGTTTCGGCGTTCTTCATTTAACGACTGTAATTCGCTGTTTACCGCATCCAGTTTCGTTTGAATTGACGAGATGACTTTCGGAGACTTAGCTCGCAAACTATTTAACGTTAATTGCGCTTGTTCGATTGACAGCTGCGCAATTCTTACGGCGAATTCTTTATCTAACTTCTTATGAATACGCTCGGCTTTTGCGATTTCTTTTTGAATCGCCTTTACTACCTGGCTATTAAACGTAATGTCTTTCGTTTCGATGATCGTAATAACATAGTTACCGTTGACAACAATGCGCTTATCTTTATGAAGGTAATTTTCGTTACCTTTATCGATTCCAACGAACTTAGCCGCCTGCATGATTTGATTAATCCAGTTTTCCGCCTGCTCCGGTTTAACTCCGAATCTACTTACCGCACGTTCGATTGCATGTCGGCGTGGAATATACTTCTTCATCCGAGTTTCACCGCCTTGATTGTACCTAATTTAATGTAATCCGCTGGATCTTCGTAGGGCTTTAGTCCACCGTTATATATTTTTTCCACATCTTTCGACAAATTTTTCGGGTTTTTCATCTCAATTTACCTCATTTCCATTGTTTATTTACGAAATATCATATAAAATAGCGTTAGAAGTCATAAAAAAGAGGTTTCATTTCTTTTCGAATGACGTATAATAATAATAAGAATACACGTCGGGCCTCACGCCTGAAGTTCCGACGTATCGAAATTAAAGCGCAACCAAGTAGTCGGTATGATTGCCGAATTGCTTTGAATCGAATTTGCCTGCCAGCTTTTCGAGTTTGCGTGTAACAGTGTAATGATGCATTCCTAAACTTTTCGCGATTGCCAACGCTGAAGATTTAGGTTGTGTCCGGTAAGCTTCAACGATTGCCGTCGTTGTTGCATCCGAATCTTTCGTAAGGAAGTCGATCAGTTGCCTCTGGTCGGCTTCTTTTATTTCCGTAACTTCTTCCGCCAAGTTGAAGTCGTCTGCGATTTCGAAAGTTGCCGCTTCCGAATCATCTTCGTTTTGTTGCCACGTTGTTTCTCTTTCGCTTAGTTTCTTTTTCTTACGATAAACATCCGTTCTTGCTCTCGCTACACTGGAAAGGTAAAATTTGATGAAGTCCGTTGAGCCGTCGTATTTGCCGATACAACGTAGTAACGTGTCTTCGTAGATTGCGTGAACTTCGTGCTTATCTGCTCGAATCGATTTGCCGATCTTTTCGAACGCTCTAGCACCTTTCGCAATTACCTCCGCGTAGATTTCGTTGAATACTTCGTCTGAACCAGAAGTTTGATACGCGATTACTAAGCTATTTAATTTTTTCATTTCCATTATTTATTTCCTCCTATCGTTGGTTACAACTGATATTACGAACGTTGTTTTTAGTTCGCACACATTTTCGAAAAACTTTTTAACTTTCTTTTTTTTTCGAAGTTAGTACGTTCTCGTCCGTACTTGTATTTATATAATACATGCTAATTGAGGATTTTTATGGAAAAGGGCGTGGATTTTACTTGGTCATTTTAAGTCCTTTTTACACACAAAAAAAAGAGCGCCCAACTAGGCGCTTCAAAAACGTTTATTCCTGGAATCAGCCTCCGCGTGGTACATGAGCAGAAGCATCACCGCCGAACAGGATAAGGGCTCCTACAATGATCACCGCAGCAACTACAAATGGTAAATACTTTTTCATAAGAAATTTCCTCCTCATTTAGCGAATTGCCCGTATACCGCCTCTGCCACAGATTTTAGAGTTTCGGATTTTCTTAGCTGTTCTAACGGTAGTTGCGCAAAGAATAAATCACCGACTTTCAAGAATTGGCTTAACGATTTAAACAGCATATCACTGTCGTTAGTGGCTAACCCTTTGTAATAGAAGTAGTACATCGCTTCTTCCGCTTCACTAACTTCCTTTTCGATAATCTCTAGGGCTTTACCTTTATCGCCCCATTTTGCCTCATAATGCGCAATTACTACCGGTACGCCTTCCGTAACCTTTACTCCATGGTGCGCGTCTAAAAACGGGAGGAACCATCGTTCTAACTCGTCAGCAAAACCTTCGTAATTAGCTTCGCGGTAAACATCGATCGCCTGCTTCGTATTTAGCACGCTCAGCTCGTAGCTTTCGAATGTAAACGACGTTCCTAATAGATAATACGAATTCGCTTTAAATATCGCACAAATATCCTGTGAAATATTTTTTGTTGCGTGCTCTCTTGCCTTTTCTACGTCTGCCAATACGTATAAAAAGCGTTTCCCTAATAGATCATTGAGCCTTACCTCAAAAGACATTCTGAAAAAGCAATCTTTCAAATTATACACGTCTTGTTCAATTTCATCACATATCCTAGACATAGTATGTAGATAAGCTGCTGATGTTGAAAGTATTCTATAACATACGTTAGCCTCTACTAAGTTTAATAATAGTTTCATCTCACTGTCGTTTGTAGACACTTTTCTGACTTTATCTAACATTTCTTTATTTTTTATTTCTCCAGCTTCGTAGCTGGATATCATTCCGTAAAGAGCACCCCAACGTTTTAAATTTTTATTTGTTGAAGTATCAACCTTTACTTTAATATAGTCATTTAAGACATCTAAATTTTTGTTTAGAGATAAGTACTCCATCGCAGCTTTTATATTTTCAGGTAACTCTAATTTGTATGCCCAATCTATAAGTTGAACATCGTCCTTAAATAAACTTCTTGATATTTTATAGAGTTTACAAAAACCAGGCTCCACTCCTTCATATAGGTATCTTCTCATAGTTCTAACATCTACTTCTGCAATTCTAGCCAAATCCTTAACCGGTATATTTTCTTCCAAACAATCCAACATTGTTTCAAGTGCGTTCCCGATCAATCGCAACACCCTTTCGAAAGTGCCTGCCAGCATTATATTTTTATTGACTATGTAAATCTAAGATGTTATGTTTATTATACACAAAATGTCTGACGAAGCAAACATTTTTTTGGATAAAAAAGGAGATAATTATTATGATAAGTTATGAGCCATTTAAAGAAACACTCAAAGAGAAGAACATAAAAATAAGCCACCTTCGTACTGATAAAGGAGGATTTCTTACTACTGATGTTATTAGACGTATTAATAAGGGAATGAACATTGATATCGTTAATATTGAGAAGATTTGTAGAGAGTTAGATGTACCAATAGAAAAAGTTATAAAATTCGTTAAAGAATAATTGGACACATTTTCCTGTTTTGTTGTATAGTTAGTCTGTCACCTTTGGATGGAGGTGTTTGATGTACGAGGTAGGAAAGTGCAGACTCAAGATACTTCTGAAAGAACGTAGGATCACGCAAAACGAATTCGCTAGTATGATGGGTATGTCGAAGCAGCAAATCAACGATTACATAACGGGCCACACAGCCACAATGTCGTTAAAAACTGCGAAAAACATCGCACATAAGCTCGACTGCTCCATTGATGATCTATACGAATGGACACGTTCAAAGACGAAGTAAAAGGCGATTCCCACAATCGCCCCTGCACTTCCGCCTCATGGTACGCCCAAGAACGTACTCACTCGCTAAAAAATACGCAAAGCCCTCACCGCTTTAGCCCCTAGAATTATTTCACGTAAACACTCCGGTCCTTCTTTCGTTAAAACTTCATTCGCATCTTTACACGTATCAATGTTTGCGACTGCCAGTTCGCAATGCCCACGCATTTTCTCAACGACTTGATCCCGCAGTTTGCCTCCCGCTTTATCATTATCGCCCAACACGATCAACCGACGAATCGGCGACCGAATGAGTAAATCGCGTTGATAGTCCGTAAAGTTTGCTCCGCCTAACGCAAGTCCAAGCAGTTTCGCGCCGCTGCTCATCGCCGACATTGCATCGATTTCAGCCTCGGTCACAACCGCCGTAGTCGCTCGCAAGCGATAGACGTTATTCAATCCGTATATTAGATTTCGAATCGGTACGGCGCCTTTCTCGTAGTAAAACACCTTGCCGAGTGTCTTACGATACTTCACGTTGGCCAGTTTTCCGTTCGTTGAGTACCATGGTATCACGACCGTTCTATTAGACGAATCGTAACCGGTGGTCATAAATCGCTGCACCTTTTCCGTTATGCCCCTTCGCGTTAGATAGTCCGATTCATTTGACGCTGAGTATCTCGACATAAAGGTATCCGGCAGGTACATTTTCGGCTGCGGAAGTGTTAGCTTCGGTAGCACCAACGCCAACTCGCAATCGGTTGCCTTGCCGTATTTATAAACGAGAAATTCTTCGGCCTCCTCGTAAGTCTCATTGCGAAGAAATGCCAGTAACTTCGCGAAATTGCCCGAAGACCACTCGGAGTCGTATGCGCCGCTGTCGCCAAAACAGCCGGCGTACTCACCGGTCAAATTTACGAAGAACGAAGGGTTGCCGTCATCTCTAAAAGGTGAAGCTGCGATTAGTTTGTCGCTGGTCCAACGTGGTCGCGTCCAATTGAAATTTTCAAGCTCGGTTTGTATGTCGATTTCCATCGGCTGACTACGTATCTTGATTATACTCATTTTTCCACCCCTTGTCTTCTAATCTGTCAAACTTTTCGGAATAGTTTTCCGTCATTTCGTGCGTGATTAAGAACATATTGGCGGAATTGTTACACCGTTGTAAATATTGTGACGATTAGTTGGCATCAAAAATCAAACTGTGAAGCCGCCGCCTGTCCGGTTTCCAGCTCGCGAACCAATCCGTAGTTAGGCATGTATAATACTTCGACCTGGGCGCCTTCGCTTGAACTATTACGAGACTTGCCGATCTCGATAAGCCCTTGCCCGTCTAACGTATCAATACCGAATGTGTTCGCTGCATCTTCGAGTACTGCTTTCGTTTTCTTAATTTCCGCACGCTTTGGCGCTCTTAACTCACGATTACCTTCTTCGTCAGTGTCGTCGCGCACCTCTTCCGCCTGCGTGATAACGTGAATCACCGTACCCGTAAGACCTGCCATTCTACGAATCTTCTTACTCGTATTCGCCACGTCACCGCCAGCCACTCGCGCTGTGTTAGCTTCGAAGTCCATTAAATAAATTGGATCGACGACTACAACGTCTGCTTTCGTTTGGTGTATATCGGATTCCAGCTGCGCCACATCGCGCTTGTGAAAGTCTACGTCATCGGCTGCACGTAAAATAATCTCACCTTTTAGCGATTCATTCAACGATAATAAGAACACTTCGAAGCCACTTTCGAACTCTTCCGACAATTTACCAGTGAGCAATGCGCGGTTCTCAAAACCCACGTCGTAGTTGACTCCTTCGATGTTTGCATCGATGATTCCCTGGCGTGCGGATAGCGAAGAATACGCTCGCGCCATCCATTCAAAACGGCTCATCTCCATCGCCCATACGAGAACTCTAGCGCCTTGTGTTGCAGCTTCTAACGCTTCCTCCATTGTGAATACGGATTTACCGCGACCGGATCGCCCGTACCAACTATACATATTTCCGCTGAGATAACCGCCGACTTCGTTGTTGATTGTGGCGAATTTACTTTTCCAAATCTTGAATGATTCGCCTGACTTGCGGCGTTTGTATTCGTCTAAGAACGCTTGGGTATCGGTCTTTAAGCTTGTGCCTATGACGTCTAGAACGTCTGTTCTCATCTTAACCCGATTTGCATGAGAAATCAAGAGGTCAGCTAATTTATTTCCATCACTTTCGTTGGTGAACGCATCTACAAATTCCTGCTCTATAAAGTCTTTTATTTCTATTTTGGCTTTATGTGATTTTACTTGTTTTACTAAAAACGTAAAACTATCCTCTACTTGTGGAACATATTCAAATTCATTACATTCTGAAACTACTGTCGCGTAAGAAGGTGTTTGGTTCTTATTATTGGCCGCGTATTTTTGAATGAAATCAAATGTTTCTTTTTCTCCTTTTGTGGAGAAGTGTGAAATATCGATAGCGTACTTGTTAAATACACTCACATCATTACCGTCTATAACTTTTGATAGCAACATATTCCCATAATTCATCAGCTTACCTCCTTGTTATCTGCACGTCTGTCTCGCCATATATCTACTGAATTTCTTTTAAACCCATAGGTATCGGTATCCCTTGACACTTGCTCTAAAGATCGTGGGTTTTCAAAGCACCAGTACACATACTCTTTGTACTCGGTCGGTGTCAGTCCGTTTAATTCAGCTAGGTAATTAACGGAATACTCAAATACCTCGATATCCAGGTCCGGCCTTTCTTTTATCCACTCAAAGGGATTCTTATTATTCTTTGCGCAATTTATTGTTCGACTAACGGGAAGTAGATTCTCCTTGATTGTTCCGCCATGTCCAGTAGATATTGCTACGAAATGATCTACACCTAGGTCTTCATCTATTGATTTAACCTCAGATATAGCACACTTAAAATTGAATTCCTTAACAAGGTTTATATAATCGCGACTTTCCCACTCTTTCGGTAAAGCTCTCGCCATATCTTGGTAGGATTTACTTGGGTAAGGATTACCTTTCTTTTTGTTTCTTTGATAGTGATTTTTAGCCCGTTGGTTTCTACATGACCTACAGATTGATGTTTTAATATTCTTACCTGGCGAATTACTAATTGTAAAATCTTCAACCTTTTTCACCAAAATACATTGGCTACATTTTCTAGAAAGAACTTCCTCCCCGTCGATAATAGAAAGGAAGTCAATGATTTTTCTAGGCATTCGCATCACTCACCTTCGCTAAAAACGCATCGTACTTCGCAATCTTACGTTCATACTTCGCTTTATCTTCCGGAAACACTTCGATAGCATCCGTCAACGCTAAACGGCTATCCAACGCGCGATCCACCATTTCCGCCTTCTTCTTACGCGCTGCCTTCTTTTCCGCTGCCACTTTGTTCGATTGCTCACGGTAAGATAATTTACGTTCGTTATCCTTCGCCATATTAATCGCCCCTTTATCTTCGAATTGATAAATCGTAATATCCATAGCATCAAACTTACGCGCCTTCTTCGGCTTCGGTCCCATATTCGCTATAAAGTCGTCCGCCTGGGCCGCATCTGCTACTAGCGTCAAATCTTCGTCACAAGCGACTACCCATTCGTCCGTATGAATATTGATAACGTCGTAATAAACTTCGGTGAATTTTTCGTTAGCGTAGCGCTCGACGTCTACGTGCTGACAGTCGACTTTGAAAAACCCTTCGTAGCCGTCCACTTCGACGATTTCACCAGGTAACGCTACAAATTCGAAATTAATCTCCACTTCGTCGCGGTCAAACTCTTCGTTGCGTCCTTCGTTGTTCATTCGCCATCGCCTCCGTTATGTTTAAGTGATTTGCTCAATTCACGCCAATACTCTACCGTTTCTTCTTTAAAGTCGAATTTGACGCCGTTATTAGCACGTGCCTCCCACCGTATTAAAAGATGAAATCCGTATAAAGGTATACACATCAACAAAACTATTAATTTTTTAATGCGGAGTTTCATTCGTCATCGCCTCCGTTTTTATTTATCACCTACAACTAACCAACGAACTAACCAATACGGCCATGTAAATACAACAATCGCTAGAAACGGTAAGAACATTAGCCAATAACCGCTATGATCGTCTTTACACGCCCAAACTACGAATGTGATGCCGATAATTAAGTAAATCGCAATACTTATAACTACAATCATTCGCTATCGACTCCTACAGCTAGCCCGAAAAAATAAGTCGACGCATATGTGAACATAAAGAGTACGCCTTGCCACGTAGTTAGGTCAGTAAAGCCGAAAAACAAAGTAACAAATAATAGTGATATAAACATTAGTGTAGGTTTCATCCCACCGCCTCCTCGCCTGTAATAAATACTAAGACTTTCGCTGGGCCTTCAATTCTTTTAACCTCCCCGACAGAATCAGAAATAACGAGAGTGTGTCCTGCTGCCGTACAAATCTCGCTTACGGCTGATCTTAAAAGTAATTCCTTACGCAATTCATTCGTCGGGATATCCTGCAATTTACTGCCTTCCTCTTCTGTCACTTTTCCAATACCTTTGCAATAGAAGCAGTCTTTGTAAGGTCCGTATACTTCGTCTACGCAAACACATTCAGTTTTGTTACTCATTCCGCCGCCTCCTCAAACGTAATATTTTAATGCCAACGCAAAGGCCAGCACGTCTATCGTAAATACGAGAATCGTCGCAATCCACCAACGTCGGCTCATTTACGCATCCCTCGTTTCGATGTGCCCGTATACTGAATTTCTAGCGCCATGTCCTTAATTCTGTCCGCCAGTCTAGCTTCGCCGAATACTAACGGAAGGTCCTTAATCGGAATATTACTCGTATAAATCGTGGGTAGCTGATTCGATACCCTTGCGTTAATTATCGAATGTAAATCTCCGCGGAATCCTTCCGTCACATTATCGCGAACACCAACGTCATCAAGTACGCAAAACGGAACAACTTTCGCCTGTTCAATCGTCTTGTAATATCGTTGGGCTGCCGGCTCTGCTACCGAATCTGGCACGCGTGGCCGATTGAATTGGTTATAATCCGTTTGCAGTTGGTTGACATCGACGAATAGGACCGGTCGCTGCAGCATCTGCGTTTTATGCGTCAAGGATCCGATATAGTGCGTAATTAGATACGTATTAGCAAGCGCGCTAGCCGTCGTAGTTTTACCGGTTCCAGGTGACGCCGACCATAAATACAGCGATTTAATGCGCTCTCCTGACGGCTCAAACTGGCGTTTAAAGCTGTCTGCGTACGAGTCTAATACGTTAGCTAGGGTCGGTGTTTTATCGTCTATTTTGACGGTTAAATCGCGTGTAGGCATGTTCTTTACGGTGACTAGTCGATAGTCATTCGGAATGCTGGCCGCCGCAACTCTGCCGCCATTTCCCGAGGCCGCGTGCAGTGAGACGAACGCTTGGCATCGCGAGTTGCAGGACGCTTGGTTGCCTGCGTTTTTACATACGCCTGCTAGGACGCAATTACGTTCGTTAGTCATTCACATCACCTTTCCCAAACGCTTTTTTGATATCTTCCGAAAACTGATCTCTTGTTAAGTTTTCAAAATAACTACTGACAATCTTCATTCTATCCTTCTCCGTAACTACCGGAATTTTATCGCAAAACGCTTTTCGCTTATCAGTTACATTTCCAATAACTTTGTAATCCTCGCCACAGACCATCGAGTACTCACCATTCTCATCGATGATTTCAGCGTCAAAACCATCCAAGCTTCCTACAACGACGTACTTATTGCCGATTTTGTGACTTGGTGCGTAGTGCGAGGGAATAATTTCGATAATATCAAACGGCTTTACATCATGATCCGTAAACAACTTCCGTTCTTCACTCATTAAATCCGCTCCTTTTAACGTTTTATTGGTGTTCCCTTGTCTTACTATTCGAAGGTTAATACGGCTTTAATTTCACGGCGAAATCCCTTTATTTCCGCGAGCAATTCCGCAAAGGTTTCCGCTTGGCTGTCGCGTACCTGTTGTTCGAAAATAACCTGCAGCGCATCCTCAACGCGAGTACAATATTTATAATCACGCCACACTTCGCGAACCTCGGCGGAAGCTCCTTCGGATTTACGTTTCTCCCAGTTCGGCGCCTTCGTTGGATCCGATAAGTGTTTACGTTGAATGATTACGTTCATAGCATCACTCTTCAATCGGTAATTTTCGTTAACTTGGATATTCATATTAAAACCACCCTTTCAACTCGTTAATATTTTCGGAAGATTCCGTCTTTTCTACTGGCGCCTCTTCCTCCGCAAACAACCTTTCCGCTTTCATCTGCAGCTGGACTTTCGGCAGTATCCTATCCGCCATGTAAGTCCGCATAAAATAGAAGTTCAGCGTCGGATACTTCGGCGTCGGCTTATAGTCGGCAAAGCAAGCGTCGATAAACGCCTTGACCGTCGCCTTATCCGTTTTCTTAATCATGTCGCTAATCATTCCGCAGTCACGCTTGACGGCTCCTACGTAGTCTAGTCCGTAGAGTTCGCGATGGCGGTCGTATAAATAACTACGATAGGTCGTTACGTTCCAATCGGCAATATCTCGCGCTTGCCAGTCGTCGGCTTTCGGTAATTTAGGCTTCGGCATCTACGTCCCACCCTTCGATAATATCTTCGAGAGAATGAATCGAATACTTATTAATGCGATATTCTAATTCGGATAGCAATTCAGCATATTTTTCGTTTTGTCTTTCAAGTTTCTGAATTTCTATCTGCGCTATCATGTGTAATTCGTGAAAACTTCCGCCTAATTTACTTTTCGCCGTTCTTGACGATCCTTTAAATAGTTCGCGTTGGAAGTTTGACATTACTTCGACGCCTCCTCGGCTTTATATTTCGTAATCAATTCTTTACGCGATATTCCGAGTAACTTTAATGCGTGGGACAGTAGTGCATAATCTTCGAAGTCTTCTTGGCGGCAGTAGTCGCAACTAGTTTCTTGTTCCCAAGATGAACCTTCCGGAGTGTATCCGTCCTCCTCTTGGCGATATCCTTCAACTTCGGCGCAATCATCGCAACACCAGTGACGTCCGCAATCACAACTTACATAATCACCACAATCCGGAAAAGTATGACCGCAGTTTTCACAAGCGTAAAAATCTACTCCCATTTATTCCGCCTCCTTATCTAGAAACGATTTGATTTTACGTAATACCATTAACCTTCCGTGAGTGTCGCCATGTTCATCGCCCATACGGTATGCGTCATCAAAGTTACCGCCGCTCGCATCGCAAGGGTTAAAGTCATCTTCTAGCATTTCGTTAATTTCTTCTTGCTCCGCTTCATACGTAGGTAGTTCTGCCTCAATGTATTCTTTAATCATTTTTAATACTTCGCTCATATAATCGCTCCCTTTCGGTATCTTTTATATTTAATTACTTTGTCGACTATAAATATACTCAAGTAACTTGTTACGAAGAGTCGTACGTTAGTACGAAAGCACTTATGTCGCTATCTCTTTTTATTCTTTATAGAATCATTCTTTATATAATTATTCTTTATACAAGTAACTTTTTTCCGTTAGCTAAGGTAAAAAACTTCCGTTAGCTAAGAGAACTTTTTTCCTTTACGCTCATATCAAGGGTTCCAGCCCTCTCTATCGTCGAGTATCTTACCTAACTCTTCGTAATACTTGTCGATAACCTCCGGATAAGCAGCGCGAAACTCCGGCTCACTCATCGGCTCATTAATCGTAATCATGTAGTTACGGCGGTTATTGCGGTACTTTCTTTCGATGGACACTAGCCCGACTTTTTCGAGAATCCCTACGTGCTTGGAAACGGTCTTAGAACTAATCGAAAGCTCAACCGATAACCTTTCGTATGACATCCACGTTTTACCGTGATTGTATGATCCTTCGCAGTTGTGTTTGTGTTCGCGGAGCTTACGGTAGATATCGAGTGTTGCCGGCTGTACCTGCAGCGATTTATCCGAATGATAGCCGAGTAGATTGTAAAGTGAGATGCGATTATCCATGCGAACGAATCCGCCTTCGTGAATAATCGGCTTTCTGCGATCGATATTACTCATCGACATCACCTTCGTACGGTTCGACGTTTAGGCTACGACAGATAGTTTCGTATAACCTGGACGTTGATAACGACTTAAACGGTAAATGCTGCGATAACTTTCCGGCGAAAACTAACGCATTGTCGCGCTTGTCATCATCGCCGAGCTTTCCGTCAAAATACCAACCTTCGTTAAGCATGTCGGCATATGTGCGGATAAGGATTGCGCTATTACTCAAACGAATCACCTCCGGTTTAATTCAGCGAAAACTTAACGCCTATATTTACTATCTGCGATAACTTCGAAAAGTGGACGTTTTACCGCGTACGATTTTTCGCTTACACCTAACATTACGAAGCTAATTCGTATGTCGCACACGATTTTTAAAGTTTTTCGCTGTACATCGGATAATATGCCGAAGGTTTATATCTCGCGCAGTTAATTTCCGAAAAGAATTTCCGCATTCTCACGCATAGTATCGATACGTTCCTGACGCTTCATTTCTTCCGTAGCAATGCGATAGTCATGCGCTTTGTAATAACATACTCCGTAGAAATAGCCGACCATATCACGGATTTTACGCTTCTTACGCACGACTTGTTTAAACGCTGATACAGCAAGGTCCGTTAATGTTCTTTCGCTCAAGTCATCGCCAGTATGCTTATTAACTTGCTTAACCGCCATTGCGAACTTGTTCCAGTATGTTTCGATTTTGATAGCGTTATTTATGTAAGGTTTAACAGTTTGAACGAATTCACTCGGTACAAATTCATGTGTGTATGTAGCGTCTAAATCTTCGGTATTTATCTCTTTTGGTTCGTGATTATAACGTTGTTTATTATTTTTAGATTTTGTATTAAGGATTATCTTGTCTTCAGGCAGCCCGTTTTTCTCGTCCGCTTGTGCCCGATTTTCTTGTACAGCTTCCTGCTCGACCGCCTTCTCGACCGGCATAATCTGAACGAAATTAGCCGTCTGGTGCATCGTTCTGCTGCGCTTAGTCGCAATCACTTTAACACAGCCAAGTTCCGCAAGCTTCTTAAACCATTCGCCAATTGTGTCGGCTTTCTTTACGCCAAAGAAGTCGGCAATCACACGTTGTTTCTTAAACGATAGCCCTAAGTATGTGCGGCTGTTATCGCGTAAGAAATCAAGTAGACGTACCAACTTCTTTTTCATATTCGGACGCAGGTCGCTTTCCTCTACCGTTTTAACATGCGCATTAACTGCCTCGCGCATATCCGCCATTGAGTCAAACGTTGCGTAGTCCGCTTTATTTACTTTGTCTAATACTACTGAAATCGCATTTTTCGCCATGATTATATACCCTCCGATTTTATTCGGAACGTAAAAAGGCACTTGCTATCGTTATTTGACGATAAACAAGCGCCTGAAAAATACGTAAAATTACTTGCAACGACTATACATATACGCTATAATAAATGCGTATACTAAATTATAGTTATTACAAGGTCTTCAGTCGAGGTTGTTTATCGTGCCACTAACACGATTTACACGGTCGAGGGTGCGCCAACACTCCTCGTCCCGCTGGGGACCTTTTTCCGTTCTCATTAAGTTGTTTTCATTGTACATCTAGTCTGATAAATTTACAAGCGATATTTTCCACGGCGGCCAAATTAAGGGTCGTCGTCTTCTTTTGTCCTATTATATTAACAGGATAATATTTTATTATTAGTTTGTCAATAAATACTTTCCTTTTGTTCCAGTTCGTGCTATTATAATAATAAGATATTATTTTATTAATGAAATGAGGAATGTAACAATGAGTTATATTATCGGATTAGATCACGGAAACGGCTGGGTAAAAGCGAAAACTGCA